GGCCCCCGCCGGGCCCTTCGTCCCGGACCACCCCCCCGGCGAACCCGCCCCCCCCCCCGCCCCCGCGGGGGGGGGCCCCCTCGGGTGACGCAACCCCGCCGGACACCACAACGCCGGTGTCGATTCTCTGGCAGGCACTATGAGCCTCCTCGCCCAGCTCATGACCGAGACGTGGGACATCGAGCGGCCTGGCGAAATGGTGCGCGACTCCACGGGGTCGTACGTCCCCGGGCCGCCTGTTCGCATCCCCGTCACGCGCTGCGCGGTGGCCACTCCGTACGGCGTCACCGTCGGGTCGTCCTCCGAGCAGAACGAGGGTCAGTCGACGGTCACCACGAGGCGCGTCCTCTTCGCGCCCGTCGGGACGGACGTGCGCCCAACCGACCACATCGTTCGCGGGGACGAGCGGTACGAGGTGGTGGGGCGCCCCGTGGTACTCCCGCTGACGTCCCTCGCCCATGTAGAGGCTCAGCTCCAGGAGGTAACGGGGTGACCCAGTTCCGCAGCACGTACACCGGTAACTTCCGGGGCATGGGCCGCCTCCTCCAGCGCCCCGCTGTGCAGCTTGCCTGTCGCAAGGTGGCGGTGAAGATGCAGGCGACAGCGGAGGCGATGAGCCCCGTCGGGAACCCGACCAACGATCACCACTCGGGGGAGTACCGGTCGTCCTTCGTGGTGGTGCCCATCGAGAAGAACGTCCCTTTCCGCGGGCGGCCTCACCTCCGCGCGGGAGCGCGCCTGATGAATACGGCCCCTCACTCCCGGCACGTCGAGTACGGCAACGGCGAGACACCCCGGTATGCGGTCCTCTCGAAGACCGTCGACGCCTTCAAGGCGGCGCACCATGGCTGACGTGGAGGCGATCCTCGCGCCGTGGATCGAGGCCCGATTCCCCGTGACCGCCGGCTCCGAGACGCCTCCTGACCTGGAGAAACGCCTTCCCTTCGTACGCGTCGAGCGCATCGGTGGAAGTGACGAGCGGTTCACTCACCGCCCCCGGGTCGCTGTCGACGTCTTCACCACCACGGCCGACGAGGGACGACACCTATCCGGCGCCATCCGGAACGCACTCCTTCTCCTCTATGGCCCGGTCGGTGGGGGAGTGGTGCAGAGCATCCGGTGCGACTCCGGACCCTCCGCGCAGCCGTGGGCGGGCGACACCGTCCGGCGCCGTGGTGCCACTTACACCGTGACCCTCCGGGCCACCTGACTACCTGACTCTCAGACCCGCTGCCGACGAGGTGTGCGGGCCTTCACCATGCCCAGGAGGGCACATGGCGGACACCCGCAATGCCGATCTGACTTTCGGCGCAACCGACTACCTCGTCTACGTCGCTCCGCGAGACACCGCGAGCCCCGTCGACTTCGCCGTCCCCGCGAGCCCCTGGCAGTGCATGGGGTGGATCACGCAGGAGGGCGGGACGCTCGGTGTCGACGAGGACACCACGGACGTCATGGCGGCCGGCTCGGTGGACCCGATCCGCACCCTGATGACGAAGTCGACCAAGACCGTACAGGCCACCTTCCAGGAGGCCATCAACCCCATCGTTCGCGCGCTCTGGGACAACGTCCCGATTTCGTCGCTGGAGCCGACCGACGGTGTTGCCTCGTATTCGCTGCCGGACAAGCCGGCCGACCTGCGGTACGCGTTCGTGCTCGACACCATCGACGGCGACAAGCGCAACCGCCTCTTCATGCCGAACGGGAAGGTCACGGCGCGAGGTGAGGAGCAGCCGCAGACCACCGACGTGTGGAACGTCCAGATGACCTTCACCTTCTCCAAGGGCCTGGTCCTGCCCGCTGTCACTCGCACCATCGACTACGGCGGCGTGGACGTGAGCGGCTTCTTCCCCGTCTCCGGCGGGGGCGGCGGAGCCTGACGCTCCTCCGCTAGTCGACTAGCGGGGCCCGTATCTGCGCGGGTCCGGGCCCCGCTACACCACCCCAACCGACCCGCGCCGCAACGCACTTAGGAGACCCGCGCATGACCGAGCAGACCCCCGCCGAGGCTCAGGAGACCGAGGCGACCAGCGAGTACGTGACCGCCGACCTGTGCGGCACCACACTCCGCGTCAAGAACATCACGGGGTGGCGGCCTTCGTACCTCCGCGCTCTGCGCGAAGCGGATTACGACGCCTGGGCAGCGGGAGTGCTCCACGGTGACGACGTGCAGACGTTCATCGACCTCGACGCTACCTTCGAAGAGATCAACGGATTCGTCGGCGCCGCCATGGAGGCCGCCGGGGAGGCCCCGGGAAAGTCCAGTGGACGGCGACCGTCCTCCAGGACCACGCGGAAGCGCTAGAGGCTGACCTCGCGTACCGCGGGATCGACCTCCTCGACGTCTACCGCGGACGCCTATCCCTCCGACGGCTCCGGGTGCTGATCACGCACCTCCCGCCGGAGAGCGCGACGAAAACAGCCCTACGCCTCGCGATGACGGACGAGGAGCGGGCCGCAGCGCAGGACGGAGCGGACCCAAGTGCCGCTCCATGGAGTGGAGTTGAACTCCTCCTCGCGCAGCTCCGCGACGAGCTGGTGTTGTCCCGGGGCGTGGCCATCGCAGCCGCAGGGGGCAAGCCGCCAGCTTTCCAGCCGTACCCCCGCCCCGGGGTGGTGTCCGGCACCACCTCTTCGCGCCGACACCTCTCCGACGAGGACCGCGCGCGTATCGACCCACGCCTCCGGGCGGCCAGTGAGTAGGAGGCGTGGTGCCTGATCACGACATCGTAGGGACAGTCGGTGTCGACGTCGTCCCGCTCCTCGTCAACTTCCACCGGAGACTGCAAGAGCAGATCCTCCCCGCTGCCGAGCGCGCCGGGCAGGCGGCAGGGGACCGCATCGCCGACGCCATCGGCCGACAGGTCTCCTCCGCCCTCCCCGACGCCATTCGCGAGAGCGGCCGACGTGCGCAGGCCCAGGCGACGCGGAGCGGTGACCAGACGGGCGGCGCCTTCGCGTCGTCCCTGCGTCGTCGCCTCCGCGCCGCCATGGCGGCCCTCCCGGACATCGACGTCGGGATGGACGCCTCGGGGGTGGATGCCGAACTTGCTCGCATCCGGGCTGAACTGGCACGTCTCTCAGATCAGCGCATCGGCATCGACATCGACACCGTCTCAGCGCGGGCCGACGTGGCGCACCTGGAGGAACGCCTTCGTGCCCTCGGTGAGCAGCACCCAAACCCCCGGGTCCGCGTCGACACGGGGGTAGCCCGTGCGGCTCTCGCCGAGCTGCGCGCGGACATCGACGCCGCCACCCGCCCGGTGGAGCTGGAAGTCCACGTCCCTGGCGGCGAGCTGGCGACTCGCCTGCGGTCCGCAGTACAGGCGGCACAGGCGGCGCTTCCTGACGTCCGGGTGGACGCCGACACCTCTCCCGCTGCCCGCGAACTCGCGGCTTTGCGCGGCGACCTGGCGGCGCTCGGTGAGGCGAACATCGGGGTGGACCTTGATGCCGGGGCCGCCATGGAGCGGATCTCCGCCATCGAGGTGCGGCTCCGGTGGCTCTCCGCCCACGATGCCGATATCCAGGTGCGCGTGGATGCTGCGGCTGCGCTCGCCCGCCTCGCCACAGTGGGGGCAGCGGTGGAGGCGCTGAACCACCGCGAGGTCAACATCAAGGTCGACACCTCACAGGCGGTCTCGGCCCTTCTCGTCCTTAGCGTCGCCATCGGTGGAGTGGCCGTCATTCCGGCACTCCCCGTCATCGCCGCCGGCCTCGGTGCCGTCGCAGCAGCCGCCACGGCAGCAGCCGCAGGTCTCGGAGGCATGGCCCTTGTCGCCGTACCGGCGATCAAGAAGGTGTCGGAGGTCTTCCAGGCGCAGAAGGCAGCCTCGGACGAGGCGACGAAGTCCACCAACACCGGCGCCAAGTCGAGCGTCCAGGCCGCCCAACGAGCGCTCCAGATGGCCTCCGCGCAAGACTCCCTCGCTCAGGCTCACCGCCAGGCAGCCCGCTCCATCGCTCAGGCGAACCGCCAGGTGGAGGACGCAACCCGGGCCGTGGCTGACGCGCAGCAGCGTGCCGCCGACCAGCGCATCCAGTCTGCCCGTGCCATCGAGCGCGCGGAACAGGCTGTTGCCGACGCTCAGCGAGGAGTGGTGCGCGCGGAGCAGTCCCTCACCGACTCCCACCGCACCGTCGCTCGCGCCGAGCGGGACCTCTCTGACGCGCAGGTCTCCGCCCGCCAGGCACAGGACGACCTCACCGCCGCCCGCAAGACGGCCGCCCAGCAGCTCCAGGCCCTGGACGACCAGCTCCGGGACGGCCAGCTCGATCAGCGAGACGCCACTCTCCGCCTCCAGGAAGCACAGGCGGATCTCACCAAGGCGATGAACGACCCGCGGTCGACGCAACTCCAGCGCGACCGTGCGCAGCTCGCATTCGAGCAGGCACAGCAACACCTCAAGGAGCAGAAGCAGAGCTATAAGGATCTCCAGACGGCAGCCGACGAGCAGCGCAGGGCCGGGGTGGCGGGCTCGAAGGTCGTCCTCAACGCACAGGCCAGGCTCACTCAGGCACAGCGCGCGCAGGTCGACGCCGTCCAGGCCGTGGCCGACGCCCAGCGCTCGGAAGCCGAGGCCGCTCAGGGCGTCGCCGATGCTCAGCGCCAGGTGCGCGAGCAGACGCAGGCCCTCGCCGACGCCCAGAAGCAGGCAGCCCGTGATCAGGTCGACGCCGCCCAGCGGGTCAAGGACGCCCACCGAGGTCTTGCCGACGCCGTCCAGGCCGTCAGCGACGCTCAGGCGGACGGTTCTCGTCAGGTGGAGGCCGCGGAGCGTGGGGTGCAGTCCGCCCGGCTCTCCGGGATCGACACCGCCGTCAAGGCGGCCACCGCTCAGGACAAGTACCGTGAGGCACTGGCGGGTTTGACGCCAGCTCAGCGAGCGCTTTACGACTCCGTAGTGCGGCTGAAGGCCGAATTCAAGGAGTGGTCGGAGTCACTACAGCCGGGTGTACTCGCGCTTTTCACACGCGGAGTCAATGCCGCTGGGAGGACGCTACCCGCTTTCACGCCCCTCGTGGAGGGCGCAACCCGGGCGGTATCGCGTCTTTTCGACGCCGCTTCCCGGAATCTTAAGACGCCCTTCTGGCGGGACTTCAAGAAGGACATTCAGACCTCCGCCGAGCCCGCTGTCTACGGACTCGGTGTCGCCTTCGGAAACGTCATCACCGGAATAGCCGGAGTGATCGACGCTTTCTTCCCGCACATGGACGGGATCTCCCGTCGCCTGGAGGACGCCACAGAGTCCTTCGCGGACTGGGGGAAGGGGCTCAAGGGATCGCCGGAATTCGAGCGCTTCCTAAACTACGCCTTGACGAACGGTCCGATCGTGTGGCAGACGCTCAAGGACATTGGGGGCGCATTCCTCGACGTCGGAAAGGCACTCTCCCCCCTCTCCGGGCCGCTCCTCCAGATCATTGGTGGCCTTGCCAAGGTCATTGGTGTCATCGCCACCGACGCGCCATTTGCCGTACAGGCGGTATGGCTAGTCATTGTGGCGACGAAAGCATGGACGCTCGCTCAGTGGTTGCTCAATGCAGCACTCAGGGCAAACCCCATCGGTCTCATCGTCACAGCCCTTGGCGTGCTGGTCACAGCCATGGTCGTCGCGTACAAGCGTTTCCCCGCCTTCCGTAAGGTGGTGGATACGTGCTGGTCGGGAATCAAGACCGCCTTTTCCCTCGGGTGGAAGCTCGTCAAGCCGATCTTTGACCTCTGGGTACTGGAGCTGAAGCTAGTCGGAAAGGTCTTCGGCTGGCTGTACAACACCATCATCAAGCCCATCGCGGACCGGATAGGGAAGCGGTGGAAGGGGCTTTACGAGAAGGACATCAAGCCTTTCTCTGACGCCGCCAAGAAGGTGTTGACGAGCCTCGGAAAGACTGGCTTCAAGTGGCTTGCTGACCTCGCCATCCTCAACCTGAAGGCCATGGGCACCGCTATCAAGTTCCTGGCGGACAAGGTGGTGCGGCCCGGATTCAGTGTGATGCGGACGGTCATCAAGGGGACGTGGAACGACGGCGTCAAACCGATATTCTCCGCGATGCGCAAGGGCGTCAAGGCCATCAGTGACTCCTTTGACACGGCACAGAAGGCCATCGGGAAAGCCTGGGGGAAGCTCAAGGAAATCACCCGGAAGCCCGTCGCTTTCATCGTTAATACGGTTTATAATAACGGAATTCGAGCCGTTTGGCGCAAGGTGGTTGACGCTTTCGGAGGCAAGCCACTCAAGAAAGTGGAAGGCTTCGCCCGAGGCGGATTCGTCCTCCCCGGCACCTCCTCTTTCCGCGACGGGGACGACCAGCTCGTCCCGATGAGAAAGGGCGAGGGCGTCTATGTCAGCGAGGCGATGCGCGACCCGTACGAGAGGGCCCGCCTCTACGCCGTCAACAAGGCCGCCATGCGCGGACAGTCGCTCGCCCAGTACCAGGGCGGGGGCGGCGGATTCGCGCTTGGAGGCATCTTCGACGGTCTGGGCGACGTTGCCTCGGATGCCTGGGACAAGGCGAAGAAGGGCGCGAAGTGGCTGAAGGACAGCTTCGGCAGCGCCGTTTCGTCGGGCGTGAAAACGATCATCAACCCGCTGATCAACCGCATCCCCGGTGAGTCGCGGTTCACCGACGCTCTGAAGGACACCACTCGCGCTCTGGTGGACAAGCTCCTCGGCGCAGGGAAGAAGGCCGACAAAGAAGGCGTCGCGCACGTCAACTACCGCGCTGGCGCGGGCGTTGAACAATGGCGCCCCGTCGTCCTCCAGGCCCTTCGAGCGGTGCACCAACCCACCAGCCTCGCCGGCTCGACGCTCCGTCGCATGAACCAAGAGAGCGGCGGCAACCCGACGGTCGTCAACAAGTGGGATAGCAACTGGCAGGCGGGTCATCCGTCGGTCGGGTTGATGCAGGTCATCGGCCCCACCTTCGAGTCCTACGCGGGGAAGTACCGGAGCAAGGGACCGAAGCTCTACGGAGTCTCTGTCGACCCCATGGCGAACATCTACGCCTCGATGCGGTACGCCTTGGGCAGCTACGGTTCCCTCTCCAAGGCGTATGACCGACCGGGCGGATACGCCAAGGGCGGATTCCCTCCCGTCGGCGAGAACGTCTGGGTGGGCGAGAACGGCCCCGAACTGGTCCGCTTCCTTGCCCCCGCGCAGGTCCACGACGCCAGCACCTCCCGGGCGATGGTCCGCGGGGTACAGGCAGGTGGTGGGGCCCCCAACATCACCGTGGAGTCCCACACCTACGTCGGCAATCGCGAGATCACCGACATCGTGGACCACAAGATCAAGGTGTACGACGCCAACTCCGCCCGTCTTCTGGACAACGGACGGTACTGAACACCACCCCACGAGAGGCCCGCTAGGCGACTAGCGGGCCTCTCCTTTGCGAGGAGGACGCATGTCCGAGAGCACCCCCGAGTCGCCTACCGAGACCGAGGACGACGCCCCGTCGGGCATCGACGTGATACCGGCCCCCGACACCCCGTACACGCAAGACCCGGTGGAGCCGTCGCCTGAAGTGGTGCCCACCGCTCCGGAGGCCCCGAACTATCCCGCACCTGGTGAGCCCGTGGAGGATTGATGGCGTACGGCAACCTCCTCTCTACGAACGTCGCCAGCATCGAGACGGACACGACGGGGTGGACGGCGCTCACGAACACGTCCGCCATCCTGGCGCGCTTCACCGGAGGCACCTCCGGTGGCTATTGCCTCCGATGGACGGCGACAGCGTCAGGCGATTCGCAGGTAGGGACTGCCGCACGAGTCCCCGTCACCGCCGGCGCGGAGTACTGGGCGTGTGCGAGTGTCTTCCCGCCGATCGCCTCGGCCTCCGCCCGCATTGAGGTCCGCTGGTACAGCTCCGCGGGGACGCTGGTCTCGACGTCGACCGGCCCGACGACTACCGGTCCGAGCCCTGGAACTTGGTTTCAGGTCGGCGTCATTGCCACGGCCCCCACAGGCGCCACCACGGCAATGGTGGTGGTCCTGTCCACGGCCACTGCGGCATCTCAGCCGTGGTACCTGGACCGTGTCCACCTCGGCCTGACTGCCGACGCGCGCACGAAGTACAGCCTCCTCCCGTGGCTCTCCGAGTCTGCGGAGACGGGGACGAGCGGGTGGACAGCGGACGCGAACTGCGCGCTGGGAGTGGCTTCGGCTGCGGTCTCCGCGTACCAGAGCCTCGCAGTCACAGCACTCGCATCGGGAGACCTGAGCGCGGGCACCACTCCTGCGGTCCCCGTCTCCCCGGGGACGGAGTACCTGGCGGCCCTGTGGGTGCAAACGGCGACCACGGCGACGCTCCGACCGACGATCCAGTGGCGAGACAGCACGGGCGCGGTGATCGCCGCCACGTCCGTGGACTGGGCGCCGTCCACCACATGGGCGCGAGTGGTTGCAATCGGAGTGGCCCCCGCCGGGGCGGCTACAGCTCGTGTCCTCCTCACCACCACGGCGACGGCAGCGGGGCAGTCCTGGGCGGTCGACGGGGTGGTGCTCCAGCGCACACAGGATCTCGCCCAGGTCGGGAACTTGCTGCCGTATGGAGACGCGAGTTTCGAGACCTCCGTCACCGGCTGGTACGTCACGGGGGCGACGAGGAGCCGGTCCTCCGTGCAGAAGCTCGACGGCACTTCGGCTCTCCGTCTGGATCGAGACGGGTCCTCGGAGATCGTGGTATCACTGCCAACCCCTGTCCCCGTCGTCGCCGGGCGGAGTTATCAGGTCTCCGCCCCACTGTGGCGTAGTGACGGCAGCGGGCAGAGCGTCGTGCGGCTCGACTGGCTCGACGCATCTTCCGCCGTGATCCGCACGCGCTCGTACTCGTGGAGCGGATTGACCGAGCGGTGGCAGGTGGGGCCCTCTAGCGATCGAGCGCCGACCGGGGCGGTAGCACTGCGGCCGACGATCACCTTCCCCCCGGGGGCAGGCTCCACCACCTATCTGGACCGAATCTATATCGGCGAGGGTGGTCTCTCCGTGGTGGCGGAGGAGTCCGCGGCTCGAACCGTCAGCCTCCGCGTCTCCGGCCTCACAGTCGGCAGCTCGGGGTGGCGGTGGCGGCTGGAGCGGCTTCTCGAAGGACAGGCCCCGGCCCCTGTGCGCGGGTACACCGGAGACCTCATCGCGCAGACCATTGACTCGGACGTGGTGGTGGTGCCGGATCATGAGGCGCCCCTCGGAGTCCCTACACAGTGGCAGGTCACGGTCTACAACCCCAGTGGTCCCGGCGAGTATGGCTACATCTCCGACGCCCTGACGCTCCCGGCGGACCCGGACGTGGTGTGGATCAAGGACCCCACGCTCCCGGCCCGTTCCACGTCGGCGGTGGTGCAGACGCTCCCAGACTGGCAGCGAGCAGCACGTCAGGGGGTCTACGAGGTCCGGGGACGGGCGACCCCCGTCGTGATCTCCGACGTCCGCAGCTCCGCCACTGGCACACTCACCCTCACGACGGAGACCGCCGCCGAGCGTGACGCCCTCTGGTGGGTGCTCGACGCCGGCTCCACCATCCTCCTCCAGTTCCCTCCGGGCTGGCGCGAGCCTGACGCCTACGTGGCAGTCGGCGACGTCACGGAGTCGCACATCGTGGATCTGGCGGAGTACACCGACCGGGCGTGGTCCCTCTCCCTGACTGTGGTCGACCGCCCCGTGGGCGGCCTAGTCGGCAGTGTCGACCGCACATGGGCATCGGCTTCGACAGGTGGCACGTGGTCGGAGACGACCTACCCCTTCACCACGTGGCTCGCGTTTCTCACGGGAGGTGCCGTCTGATGTACGACGTATCCGACCGCTACCTCCGCGCACTCCCGTACCCGCACACCTCCGTGACGCAGGTCGACGCCTACTTCGGCGGGGAGCTGACGGCGAGAGACATCCCTATCTCCGACGGAGGGGTCACTGTCGACCGCGGGAGCAAAGCCCGGCGCTCACTCTCGCTGACCGTGCCGGACCTCAGCCTCGTCCCGTGGGACGCCACTGACCCGCTCGCGGTGTACGGGCAGCGGCTTGTGGTCCGGCGCGGAATCAAGTTCGCCGACGGAGTCGAATGGGTTCCGCTCGGTATCTTCCGCATAAATGAGCCGAGCGCCGATCTTTACGAGGGCCCGATCACGCTGACCGGCGTGACGGAGGAGGCGACGATATCCGACGACCTCTTCATGGCTCCCGTATCCACAGCGGGTTATCCCGGGGCCGTGGACGCCATCACGATGTTGATTCGGAGAACCATCCCGGATGCCGTGATCATCAACCAGACGTCGGACAGTCGGAATCCGAGCGTGGCAACTGTTTCGTGGGATGCCGGAACGGACCCGTGGGACGCCGTTGTTCAGGTCGCGACGGCAATGCGCGCAGAGATCTATGCCGACGCCCTCGGGAGTTTCGTAATTCGGGACTTGCCCGATCCGTTGACGTCCCCCGTTGTCTGGGAGATAGCCGACGGTGAGGGCGGAACGCTCATCGATATGGGCCGCCAGATGTCTCGAACGGCCGTTTACAACGCCGTTGTGGTATCCGGTGAGAACTCCGCCTCCGATGCGCCCCCTGTTTCTGGCGTTGCGTACGACAACGACCCCTCATCGCCGACGAGATGGGGCGGCCCATTCGGAAGGGTGCCGAAAATCGTCACGTCCTCCCTGGTGTACACGCAGGGGGATTGCAATTCTCTCGCCGCGTACATGCTCGGTGATCTCACAGCGCCGAACGTCGAGACCTCAATCTCCTCTGTTCCGAATGCCGCTTTGGAGGCGGGAGACTGCATCAGGACCGGGGCAAAGGGACGACGTCAACTTCACATCGCGCAGAGCTTCACCGTCCCCCTGGCGCCCGTAGGGGATTTCCCGATAACACTCCGCGGAGGAAAGGACGATGTCGATGTCTGAGCGCTTCCTCACCTCCGTCTCACGCGTCGCCACACGCACGGTGGAGCAGGGTGCCGCCTCCTGGCTCCTGGCTACCGTGACGGCTGTCTACGCCTCCGGGCACGTCGACCTGACGACCGCCACGGGCCCCGTCACGAAGATCCGACGCCTCCGATCTTACGGAAACCCGCAGGTGGGGGACCGGGTAGTGGTTCGTCGCCGCTCGTCTGGGGACTGGGTGGTGGACGGGGCGCTTGCCACCGCCTCGGACGCCTGGCAGCCCCTCACCCTGCGCGCCGGTCACACGCTGACGACCGGCCCGAACGACGCCCCGCCATCGGTGAAAAAGACGTCAGACGGCCTCGTAGCCCTCTCCGGAATGCTCGCCCCGAGCGGCCTGACGACGTCGGACAGTTTCGTTATCGCCGATATGCCGAGCGGAATTCGCCCGCAATACCGAGGTGCCTGTATGTGCGTCGGTGACGCCGTGTCCGTTCGCATCTACATCAACGTTGACGGGACCGTAAGTGCCCGTCTGATTACCGGCTCGTCCCCGTCGTGGATTTCCCTCGACGGGGCGCAGTGCCGATGACTCCCGAGGAGTAAAAAGAATGCCGAAGCCTGACGGGTACGGCCAGGGGGTCAATTACCCCGTTCTCTCCGACGCACCGAACATCGAAACGGCCTTCCAAACGGTAGTAAACGGCACCGTTGCACGGACTATTCTCCGGTTCGCGAACTCCAACGAACGTGCGGCGACCCTTGTTGGCGATTACGCGCCCGTTCCCGGGATGATTACCTACCTCATCGCCGAGGACCGGTACGACCGCCGAGACGGAGACAACGTTTGGCGGCCGTTGTCTCCGGGTCCGTGGACACCGCTCACATACTCGTCGGGATACAGCGCCAATGCCGCAAACCCTGGGTACAGGATTGTCAACGGCGAAGTGCAACTCCGCGGCTCGGTCCGCCGGTCAAATGGCGCGGATCTCGCCACGGCCACCGAAACGCAGTTTCTGACGATGCCGAGCAACGCAAGGCCCATTGGTGGCGCAGTGTCGCTCATAGTCGCGTCGAACGTGTCAACAACTTCCGGCGTGAGCCGCTTGTCCGCCCGCCTGACGTTCAACGTCAACGGGTCGGTCACGTACTGGCTCGGCCAGAACTCTCATAGCGCCTGGGTGGCGCTGGACGGCGTTCGCTACAGCGTCGAGTAATCGACGCCGCACCTACATACAGCCCCGCAGCGACGGGGCTTTTTCATGCCCTACGAGAGGACGAGTACATGGCACGCATGACCGGCGCCACCTGGCGCCCCATCCCCGTCAACTACACCGGAGGCGGACAGACCAGCGTCCGCGGCGTCGTCGTCCACATCATGGCCGGGACGCTCGCGGGGACGGACTCCTGGTTCCGCAACTCCGCCGCCCAGGCGTCCTCGCACTTCGGCACCGGCAGGTCGGGGGCCCTCTACCAATGGGTGGACACCAAGGACCGCGCCTGGGCGCAGGCGGACGGGAACCGGAGCTGGCTCTCCGTGGAGAACGAGGGTAAGGGCGGGGACGCGCTGACGGACGCGCAGCTCGACCGCAACGCGCAGGTGCTCGCGTGGGCGCACGAGGTCTACGGCGTCCCCCTCCAGGTCGCGAACGGCCCCTCCGGCTCCGGCCTCGGATGGCACGGGATGGGCGGTAGCGCATGGGGCGGCCACACCTCTTGCCCCGGCTCGAAGGTCGTCGCCCAGCTCCCCGAGATCGTGAAGCGCGCGAAGGCCATCGTGGGCGGGAGCGGCACGGCACCCCAGGGCGGTTCCTCCTCGACGCCGGTCACCTCCTCGGTGTCCCGGGCGACGGTCACGATCAACGGCCTGACGTACGGCTACGGCGCCAAGGGCGACCACGTGACGGCCGTCGGCAAGGCCCTGGTAAAGAACGGATGCTCCGCCTACGCCGAGGGCCCCGGCCCGACGTGGAGCGACGCGGACACCCGGAGCTACCAGAAGTGGCAGACGAAGTGCGGCTACTCGGGTGCTGACGCCGACGGTGTCCCCGGTGAAGTCTCCCTGAAGAAGCTCCTGGGGAAGCTGCCGTCGAAGCCGGCGGCCAAGCCCTCGAAGCCGAAAGTCTCCCTGAAGAACGTCATCGCTGCCGCGCGCCGAGACCCCGGCCTCAGGCAGGGCGGCACCACGCACGCCGCTGACGTGAAGGTGGTGGAGGCGGCCCTCAAGGCAGAGAAGCTGCTCAGCGCCGCCTACGCCTCTGACGGCTCCTTCGGTTCCATCACCGTGGCCGCCTACGCGAAGTGGCAGCGCTCCAAGGCGGGCGGCTCGTACACCGGAAGCGCCGCCGATGGCATCCCGGGCTCGGACTCCCTGAAGCGCCTCGGCGCCCGGCACGGCTTCACGGTGGTCGCCTGATGGCTCCTGAGGTCCTGATCTCTCTCATCACCGCCGGCGGCCTCGTGGTCACGGCGGTGGTGGGGGTGATCCCTGCCCTCGCCGCTCTCCGTCGCACCCGCTCCGCCGTTCAGGCCCAGGGGGAGGAGACACGCGGCGTCACGCTCCATGCCCTGGAGGACGTGCGCGAGCACGTCGCAGCCCGCTTCGACGCCCGCGTGGACGACGTGCGCGATGACATCGACGCACTGCGCGAGGACGTCGCACGCGTTCGTGAGTGGCAGGCGGGCCACGACGCCGAACACCTGATCATCGGACGACACCACGGAGGCCCCACCGCATGACCATGCCCGACGGCATCGCAACCGTAACTCTGACCGGACGCTACATCCGCCCGGATGGCACCCCGGCGAGTGGCACCATCACCGTGGCTACTCCGTCCACGCTCACCATCCCGGACGCCGACACCATCGCCGTGGGCGCCGCAACGGCGGTCCTCGATGAGAACGGCCAGTTCTCCGTCGTGCTCATCGCGACGGACACCCCTGGGACGCAGCCCGAGGGGTGGAACTACACCGTCACCGAGCGGTTCCGCGGGAGCGCGACGAGGACGTACGGCATCGCGCTCCCGCAGGCGGTGCCTGTCGTGGACATCGCCGACATCGCCCCGGCCGACCCGTCCCAGGGACAATACATCCCCGTTCAGGGCCCGCCTGGTGCCGACGGGAGGACGATCCTCTCCGGCGCCTCGACACCTGGCGCCAGCCTCGGCGCGGACGGAGACTTCTACATCCAGACCGCAGGCTCCACCTGGACCATCTACGGCCCGAAGGCGGGCGGCGCCTGGCCAGCAGGTGTCCCGATAGCCGGCGGGGGAGGTGGCGCCGTCGCGTCGGTGAACGGCAAGACGGGGACCGTCGTCCTCGCGGCCTCCGACGTCGGCGCCGTGGACACCTCGGACGCTCGCCTCACCGACGCCCGGACGCCCACCGCGCACGCCACCTCGCACGGCTCGGGCGGCATGGACCCCCTCACCCCCGCCGCCATTGGCGCCGCCACCTCGTCGGCCCTGACGTCCCTCACCACCCGCGTGACCGCCGCTGAGACCACCCTCGCGCAGCTCCCGACGGGCATGGGGAGCGTGCGGAGGCAGATGGTCGACCCGGGCCTCACCGACCCGGTGATGGCCTCGCCGCCCGCGATCTCGCTGACGAAGGCGACAACGTCCACCATCTCCGGCGCCATCCGCTACGCCCCGGCGCCCGTGGTGCTGAGCGGGTCGGATGTCCGCGGAGACTTCCTCATCTGCGGTGCGACCGACATGCAGGTGGGGACGGTTGCACCTGACCCGAACTACGCGTTGCCGACGTCGAAGTACCCGCACACCTACGCGAGCGGGCAAAGCGCCTGGGCCTTCGAGTTCGTGACGGACGCGGACGCCTTCGAGCTGCGCTTCAAGGCGATCAACAACGCCGCGTACAGGCTGTCGGTCGACGGTGTCCCCGTCACCCGCGCCCCTGTTCCGACGGGTGCCCTCTCCGCCGACGCCGGCTCGGGGCACATGCTGAAGGTGTCATTCGGCTCGTCGGCGATCCGGCGGGTGCGCTTCGACCTTTTCACCGTCCCCTTCGGCGGCATCTACATCAACAGCGCCTTCCAGCTCTGGCGCCCCGTGTCGACCCGTGGGCGCCTCATGGTGCTCGGGGACAGCATCACGGACGGCAGCAACCAGAACTCCGGTCAGGGCATCGGCACCTGGCTCTACAAGGCCGCGCGCATGATGGGCGTGACGGACGTGTGGGACCAGGCGCGCGGAGGGACTGGCTACACGGTGGCTGGCACCACAGCGACGTTCGGCGACCGTCTGGCGGCCGACGTGGTGGCGTACCGGCCGGACACACTGGTGATCATGGGGGGCTATAACGACAACTCCGGCTCCCAGTCGGCCATTTCGTCCGCAGCCGCCTCCCTCTTCAGTGCGGCGAAGGCCGCCCTTCCCGCCGCTCAGATCCTCGTCGTCGGCCCGCACGCTCCGACAGGTGTCCCGGCGACGAGCCTCGTCAACACGGACAACACCCTTCGCGACGCCGCCCAGGCGGCCGGGCTCCCGTACGCCTCCCTGATCACGGGGGAGACGAGGAACGGAGCGGGGACGGTGATCAGCACCCAGACGCCCTTCGTCACCACGGCGAACGCTCCCTCGATCATCGGCACCGACGGCGTGCACCCCACCGACGCGGGTCATGATCTCCTCGGCCGCTTCATGGTGCGCGCCCTAACGCCGCTCCTGCCACTGTAAAAAGTCCAGGAGTCGCCGGAACATTTTCCGCGGACTGCACCACCACGTAGATGAACACCGCTACGAGGAGGCGCACATGGGCAACATCGGCTTGATCGGTCGGGCGAGGGTCGGCAAGGACACGGCGGGGCAGTGGCTCGTGGACAACCGGGGCTACCGTCGTGTGTCCTTCGCGGGCCCGCTGAAGGAGGCGGCGCTGAGGATCAACCCGATTGTCCGCGCCGTTGGCGAGGGAGACGGCTTCGGCGCTTACACGATCGACCTACTGGAGGTCATCGAAGATCTTGGGTGGGAGGCCGCCAAGGACCAGTTTCCCGAGGTCCGCCGCATCCTCCAGGAACTCGGCATGGCGGTCCGTGATCTCGATCCCGAGTTCTGGCTGCGTCAGGCGCTCGCGAAGGTGACGGAGGCGAACGAGGCGGGCGTCCCCGTCGTCATCACCGACGTCCGTTTCCCGAACGAGGCGGAGTCTCTGCGACGGGCGGGGTTCCATCTCGCGTACATCGACCGACCGGGGATGCCGCAGCTCGATCACGAGTCAGAGAAGGCGCTGACTGTGGACGACGCCGACTACACCATTCTGAACTGCGGGCCCGTCGAAGACCTCCATGGCAAGGTGGAGGTCTTCGCGCAGCGCGTCTACGCCATCGAGTCCCGCCGCCACGGCAACCGGGTCTGGTGAGCGCCGTGGACTGGGCCGACTGCCGGTGCTGCTGGCCGCAGAAGCCAGCGATCCGCAAGGCCGTGGGGTGGCGACGGCTCGGAAAGACGCCGGACGTGGACGAGGCTATCCCGCCCTTCTGGTACCTCAAAATCGGCCCGTGGTCCCGCGGTCACTACGACACCTGGGAGGAGGCGCGAGACGCCGCCTTCTACTACCTCTCCGACGAGGGCGCGCACATCGAAATGAGCGCTCTCCTGATGTAAGGACCTTCCGTGAGTCGACTAGCAGACCTCTTCCACACCCTCTCCCTCCGCGCATACCTCGCGCTCCAGCGGTTCGCCGAACAGGAGCCCGTACGCCTGCGCTCCGCCCTGACGTCGGCAGTCCTCGCGCTTGCCTTCGTCATCCCCTCGATCTCGGCCCCGGTGGCTGAGCAGATCGGGATGATCGGAGCCGTCGCGCTGCCGATCCTGGTGGGTGAGAGCACGCGGGCGAAGGTGAGCCCGACGAAGGACGACGAGAACGAGTAAGACCATCAAGGCCCCGTCTTCCCACTGGGAGGGCGGGGCCTTTTTGCGTTGTGGCGCGGGACGAGCGTGTAACGTTTTACGCTCGTCAAGGGTCCTGCGGTGGTCGGATGGGAGCGCATCCTATGAGTACTCTCTCCGCCATGCCAACATCGACAACTGAGCCGCTCGCAATGGCTATCAGCCGATTGTGGGACCGACTAAGGAAAGACCATCCCGGTCTCCCCGCTGTGCAGCTCGTCATCGTCCCCGGGCGGGAGCCTCGGGACCACGGTCCGGACCGGTGGCGAACCCGCGACGACGACACGGTGGAAAGCCTGCTCATCCATGCCGAGACTGCGGAGGCCGGCGCGGACGCCGTGGTGGAGAGAGTCTTGCACGAGGCGGCGCACCTCCTGAACTGGCGACGAGGCGTACAAGACACGTCGTCCCGCGGGGCCTACCACAACACGCGATGGTTGGATGCTGCCGAGGAAATGGGTCTCGTACGCCCCAGCGATGCTCCGCAGGGTCGTGCAACTGGCGGCACGGGGTTCACTGCCGAACTGGCGGACGAGACCCGGTCGCGGTACGCAAAGGACATGGCGGCCATCCGCAACACCCTGGCAGACGCCACAGATGCGCTGCGGGTACCGTCTGCCCCCCGCCCGAGCCGGGATTCCAGGCGCTCCCTCACATGTAAGTGCTCACCACCTCGCCTACTCCGGATGTCCCAGGCCGAGGCGGCGAGAGGTCCCGTTGTCTGCGGCGTGTGCAACGCGGAATTCCGGCGGCGTTAGGGTTGCCTCTGGAAGCCGCGAGGTTTTCACGCTATCTTCGGGACGATGTCTTACGAGAGGACACCATGAGCGCCGTCGAGCGGTCGAGGAAAGCTGCCCCCGCACTCCCGACGGGCGCCCCGGCACCGGAACTGGACATCCGGGATATCTCCCACGAGACCGTCGACGCGCTGGTGGCGAGAGGGACCGCCTACTCACGTGAGTATGTACGCGTACAGGACAGTGCCACCACTCTCAAGAAGAACGTGGCAGTGGTGTGTCTGGCGCTGCGACGCCAGATGGGGGACCTGGCCGGCGACTCCTACGAGTACCGGCGCCGGGTATCCGATATGTACGAAGCGGCGAACATCCCGGACGACCTCAAAGAGTCGATCCGCAGCGGGGTGCGCTATCACATCGGCAACCTGATGCGTGACGTGTACACACCGGACGAGCTGGCAAGCCTCCACCTCCTCAAGTCGAAGCCGGTCGACAGGATGCGGGAGCAGGCGACCCGTACGCGTGCGCTTGTGACGGCGATCCAGGTACAGGAGACCAGCCGGAAGAAGAAGCCGCCTCGCGCTGCCGAAGCCAAGCCCTCCGCAGCGTCGGAGAAGGGCCTCGCAGTCAAGGCGACTGCGGACCAACTGCGGCTCGCGGAGGCCGCGCGACGGGTTGTTGATCAGGTTGACGAAGAGGTAGTCCGGGACTCCATGACACCGGGGCAGCGCCAAAAACTGGACGATAACCTAGCCGCCATGGAGAGCCGCATCCGCTCCCTGCGCCGGAAGCTGAAGCGCATGGGCGACGGCACCTGACGTCGACCGGCTCCTCGTCCACCTCCTCCGGAGACAGACCTCGCACCAAAACGCCAAACTAACCACTGTTTTCATTTCTTCTCTAACGCGTTAAGGAGAAAGGTAAAACAGGGGTTAGTTTGGCGTTTTGGCGTGCGGTCTGCACGGACGCCGGGGACGAGGAGACCCGACGAAGAAACTCCCGCCGCCAACGGAACATCCTCCTCGCACTGCACCACAACACAGGTGTAGACGAGAGGAGGCCACATGGCCGCAGGAGTGAGCACACTACAGCGGGGCGGGTCCCGCTGGTACGTGAACCCGGACGACGGCCGGATCAAGGTTCCGGGCGTGACCAGCATCGTCGGTATGGCGCCGAAGGACTTCTTGGCGCCCTGGAACGCGAAGCAGGTCGCGGAGACGGCCGTAGAGCACCGAGACACCGTCCTGAAGCTGGCTGAGCGTGACCCGAAGGGCGCTGTCGACTACCTGAAGGGCGCCCCCCGGCGCTACACCAAGGAGGCGGCGGACCGAGGCAGCGCAGCTCACGACGTCTTCGAGCGCCTGGCGCGCGGGGAGGACATCAAGGACCGGCACGTCCACATGGACATCAAGCCGCACGTCCGCTGGTTCCGCGAGTTCCTGGAGGAGGTACAGCCCGAGTTCCTGCACCTCGAAGAGACCGTGTGGTCCGACGAGCACAGCTACGCCGGGTCGTTCGACGCCATCGCGAAGGTGGAGGGCGAGGCCGTCGGCATCGACTGGAAGACGTCGAAGTCCGTCTACGACTCGGTCGCCCTCCAGCTCTCGGCTTACCGGTACGCGAACCGCATCATCCTCGCGTCGACTGGCGAATCAGTTGACGTCCCGAAGTGGGACGGAGGCGCAGTGCTCCACGTTCGCCCCGAAGGTGCGTCGCTGGTGCCGGTCGAGTGCGGTGAGGACGTCTTCGACGCCTTCCTCCATCTTCGCCACACCTTCGATTGGGAGAAGGACGGCAAGAAGCGCGTGATCGGCAAGCCTGTGTGGCGCACTGGCGAGCAGCAGACCGGGACGCAGAGGCGGGCGGCGTGATGGAACTGCGAGAGCGTGTGGCACGAGCGCTGTTCGATCGGGCGCACCCCGGTGGTCGGTGGGACCGCGAGCCCGGCGGGCTGCATGATGTGTACCGGCGCCGGGCGGACTCCGCCCTTGGCGTCATCGAGACAGAGCTGACCGGCCTTCGCGCGGACCTTCTCACCGCCCAGCGCGACCGGGACCGCATCCACGCCGAGTTGGAAGCGGAGCGGAAGGAGTGGGCCGAGGAGCGTGAAGCGCTGACGCGACGACTGGAGACCGTGGGCCGCATCGACGCTGCGAAGACGTGGATTCCCCCGCTGGTCTGGCACACCTTCGCGAAGGAGACCGAGGCCAGTCTCCGCGACGTCATCGTTTCGCAGGCCCTGGAGATCACCCGGCTGAAGGGGGAGGACGCATGACGACCGCCCGGCAGGCACCGCGCACCACCAACGCCCCCGGTCCCGGCGTCGCCTGTGCCGGCGCCATCGTCGGCCTGGGATTCATCCCGTTCCACGCCTGGCTGCTCATGCTCGCGCTCGGGGCCGCGCACCACGAGGTGTCGGCTTCGGTCCCAGCGATGGGGTTCGGGGCGACGCTGCTGATCTTCCTCGGCGTGGGAGTGGTGGCCGGCGTGCTGCGGTCCCTGTTCCGGAAGACCCGATAGTCGACTAGCGGAGGAGAGAACGTGCACGAGTTCGTAGAGTGGCCGAAGACCCGGCGCCTGTTCCGCGACATCGTCGTGACGGAGAAGATCGACGGGACGAACAGCGCGGTGCACATCAGTGCAGTTCCCGGAGGTGTGGAACCGGGCGCCTACCCGGTGGAGTCGGCTGCCGTGGTGCTGGACGGCGTGCAGTACGTCCTCACCGCTCAGTCCCGGCGCCGGATCATCACCCCGGGCAAGACGACCGACAACTACGGCTTCGCCGCCTGGGTCTACGAGAACGCCGCAGACCTCGTGCGCATCCTCGGCGAGGGCACGCACTTCGGCGAGTGGTGGGGGCGCGGCATCCAGCGCGGGTACGGGCTGGAGGAGAGGCGGTTCTCGCTGTTCAACACCGACAGGTACGCCGAAATGTCGGCGCTTCTCGGCGGTGCGGAGGTCACCTCGGTGCCGGTTCTCTACCGCGGGACCTTCGCCGAGGCGGCCATCTTCCGGGCGATGACGGACCTGGGGGTCTACGGGTCCGTGGCCGCCCCCGGCTTCATGAGCCCCGAGGGCATCTGCGTCTACCACTCGCAGACCCGGGGCGTCTTCAAGGTGACGCTGGACAACCAGGATGCGGGCAAGTGGGAGGCGGCTGCGTGAGCGGAGCAGCGCTAGTCGTGCTCGTTGCTGCCCTCCTCATCTGGGCGTCCACGAAGGACCGATCAAAGTAACGCAACACCTCAGCCCCCGGTGACCTCGGTCCCGGGGGCTTTGGGCGTAGAACCACACACCACTTCACGAGGAGACGTCATGGAGCGCATCAAGGTCACGGCCGACGAGGTCATGAGCACCCTGCGGGCCGTCGTCGCCGAGCGGCCGGACTACGTGTACGCGAGGCCGGAGGCGGACAATCGTGCGGCTGCCTGCCTCTACGTTCACCACGACGACGGCACCGCGAAGCCCGGTTGCCTCGTCGGCACGGTGCTCCACCGACTGGGGGTGCCGCTGGTGGAGCTGGAGAAGGTGGAGGGGGAGGGAGCCGTCTCCGCAGTGTCCACCGTCGCCACTCTCGAATGGCATGACGCCCCATCCTCGGCCCTCCAGGCGGCCCAGGAGGTACAAGATGACGGCGGCACCTGGGCCGAGGCCCTGGCCGCCGCAGAGGAAATGTTCGCCCGCCTCTGACCTCGCCGATACCGCACAACACCTCGCCCCCGGCTGCTTCGGCACCGGGGGCTGAGTGCGTGGAAGCACCTATCGGAAGGACGCACCATGAAGACCTCACGCACCGTCCACACCGCGGACGGCTCGACTGTCACCGTCTCCCCGCGAGGCATCGAGGTGGACCTCTGGGTCCGCGACGCCGCCGGACGGACCGTGGCCACCGTCGAGATGAGCCGTGCCGACGCCGAGGCGTTGCTCGATGAGCTGAATGAGGTGACGGCGTGAGCAAGCAGTCCACCAACCAGCTTTCGTACGAAGCGGTGTTCTCCTACATCCGTCGTCTTGGCGACGTGATGCCGAACGACACCGTGCACCGCAACGCGCTGATCTGGCGAGGCGTGGAGGCAGCGCTCGGGGCGCTTCCCGAGCGCGACGAATCCGACGAGGCGCAGGGTGGTGCCCGATGAACGCCCGCTCCCGCCTCGTCGCCTCTCTCGCTAACTCCTGGGCGGTTTCCCGCCGAGGTCGCATGACCGACTTCTACCGCGAGGCGGAGGAGCTGGTCGACGCCTTCGCGCACGAGCTGGCGCAGGAGGTCCGCGAACCTCTCACGTCCGAGGAGTCGGCCCTCGTACAACGAACGTGGGGCCACGTACCGCTCACAGAGGTCCTAGCCCGTCGTATCGACCCGGAGGCGAAATGACGCACATCAGCCGACACTTCGACGGACCCGGTCTGATCGAGGCCGGGTGTCCCTGCCCGAAGGCGGGGTGCGGGATGGTCGACACGGAGAACACCTCTCCTGACTGCCTCCAGCACCCGCCCACGCGCTGCAAGACGATCCGCTCGGGACACAGGGCCGACGAGTGTCCGGACAACTGGCGTGGCCCCGCGTACGACGCCACTGTGGTGGCGGAGGACAAGGCTCGTGAGGCCGTGATCCGCGAGTCCTCAGCGGAGGAGGCGGGCTACTTCTCGCCGGCGCTCCTCGACGCCCTGGACGACTACCGCGACGCCGTGGCGCGGAGATGTGCGGAGGAGATTCGCGCATGGTCCGTCGCTACTTACCCGGCGCCCCGACAACAGGCGCCGCTCAGGCACGTTGCAGATACGGCCGCTGGCCTCATCGACGCTCAGGAGACCCCATGACCCCGACCACCCTGGCCGCCCTCCGCGAGGAGCTGGCGGACACCCGCTTCGCCCCTGCGGACGCGGACCTGTATCCCGGCGTCGCGTACGTCCTGGAGGCCCTGGACCGGGCGCTGATGCTCTCCGAACTCGTGGGGGAGACGGCCGAGTGAGCCGCATGACGCGCAAGTCGCGCGACGGATCGTGAAGCACATGGCGAAGAGGCGGGAGGAGCGTCGGTGGATTCGGGAAGCGAGGGAGGAGACGAAGTGAGCGTCGAAGTCGAGACCACGGAAGGCATCGAGCGGGCCGCGGAGCAGCACCGCCGGGCGGATGTCTTCCGCTCGGCCCACGCTCTCGTGACGTCTCTGAAGTGGGACGAGACCGTGGGTGTGTACGACGTCCTGCAAGTGGCCAGGTTTCTGGAGGAGAAGGACTGATGGCAGTCATCAAGAGCGTCGGCAAGGTAGACGTGGAACTCACCGTCGCAGAGCTGGAGTTGGTCCGTCGAGCGCTGCGGCTGGTCGGGGGTTTCGGAGAGGTGGAGGACTGGGAGCCCGCTCGGGACCTGCTCGCAGATCTGGAGGCGCGCGCATGAGCATGGCTGACCTCGTTGCAGCCGGCGCTCCGGAGCTGCCGGAGGGCTGGTTCTACCGAGTGCGCCCGGCGTTGCTCCCGGGCATGGTCCGCGTGGAAATCCGCAGACGAAGGTTCGTCGGGTCAGAGGAGGTTGAGCGCTCGGTAGGACGGCTGAGCCAGTACCCGACCGCCCTCGACGCAGTGGTGGAGAGTTGTCGCTACGCGCACCGAAGGTGGCGGGAGCGGGAAGAGTGTCACCTCGATGCCTCGGCACTCTACGGAGACCATGACCCGAAGGGAGGCCGCTGATGTTCGGACGAAAGTCACCCACCGTCGAAGAGCAGCGCGAGGCACTGTCGCTTGTCCTGCTCGAAGCACGCGAGCACCTGGAGCCCATCCTCGACGCCACTGACGGCCTCAAGGCTGATCTCCTCGCCCGCGGGTGGTCGCCGGCAATCGTGGACCACATCGCGGGGACGTGGCTCGCGAGCGCGCTGAAGGCGGCGATGGGCGGATGAGGAGCCGCGCCGCCTACGAGCGGGAACGTAGGCGCCGACGAACGCCTCAGACTTGGCCGTGCGTCCAGTGTGGCGGGCAGCTCAGGTGGACTACTCGCGGAGGTAATCGACGCGAACTCTGCACCGAGTGTGCCCCGTCCGACAGGTGGAGGGCCTTGGTGCGTCGCTACGGCGTGGACAGAGCAATGTTCGAGGCCATGTACTTCGAACAGGATGGCACGTGTGCCCTGTCGCCATGCGTGCGTGAAGCAAAAGTGGTTGATCATTGCCACGCTACGGGGCGGGTTCGTGGGTTGCTGTGCCAGGGCTGCAACGTCGCAGTCGGCTTTGTGGAGTCCCCGGAGTGGCTGTCATCGACGATCGAATACATAGGGAAGGTCGACCGTGTCTGAAGAGTCGACGGAGAGCGACCGTCTTCGCCTCGCCTGGACGTCGGCCCGACGGCGAGCGAGGGTCACCGCTGGGGCGTGGCGGTACCTCCGCGTCCAGGTACAGCGTCAGCGGGAAGAGGTACGCCGTCAGGACGAGTTCGCAGGCTGGCTCTGGCGTGAGATGTCCAAGCGTCGTCAGGAGCGAGACCGGTACCGCCTCGCCTGGCTCTCCGCCCGACGCCGTGCCCGCAGGGAGATCGCCCTCGCCCGGGAGGCTGTCGAACTTCTTCAGGAGGAGAACGCCCAGCTCAGGGCACGTCTCACATAGGAGCGTCAAACATTGCACGCTCCTGACGGAACATCTGGCGCCGACTGCACCACAACAGAGGTACAGGCCGCTACTGGCCACTCACCGTAAAGGAATCACGCTCCATGGCAAACAACATCTTCAAGCTGTTCGAGACCGACCCCGACGCCCGCCCGAAGCCGCGCTTCACCAGCGACATCGTGGGCCGATTCCGCGCCGGACGCCTCGTCGGCAAGATGCCGGAATCGCTCAACGAGTGGCGGGTCACGACCGGCGACCCGGAGGTGGCCGCCGAGCTGGCCCGCCTCCTCGGTGGTGAGCCGGAGGAGTGGAACACGGACAGGGAGGACAACCTCGAAGTCCTCACCACCTCGAAAAGCGTCAACATCATCATCGAGTCGAGCGACAAGATCGACGCGAGCATGAAGCTCTTCAGCGCGAGTGGTCTCTTCCACCACTGCGACGGCGTCGCCTACCTCTCGCCGGAGGAGGACAAGGGGCAGGCGTGCGGGTGCCCGGAGTCGCTTCAGGAGCGCAAGGACAAGGCGCGCGTGGGTCGCGGCCCGAAGCCGAGCATCGACATCACGTTCCGCCTCACCGACGCCCCTGACCTCGGCCTCTTCCGCTTCAACTCCGGCTCGTGGGAGTTCGTCAAGGTGCTCCACGAGCTGATCGCCGACGTCGACGCCTACGACGGCCCGGTCCGTGCGACGCTCACGATCGAACACATCGAGTACACCGCGAAGTCGGGCAAGGACGTGGCGTACAACAAGCCCTCGGTCAAGGTGCTCGGAGCGTACGAGGCCGCCGGGGCGGACGACATTCCCAAGGCCGCCTGACCCGCACCACCACGCAGCGCGCCCGCTCCTCCGTACCAGCAATACGGAGGGGCGGGCGCTGTCACGAGTGTACGCACACAGAGGAGGTAGCCCGTGCCGATCCTCGAACTCTGCGCGGGATACGGGGGCCTTGGGCTCGCCGTAGAGGCCCTGACGGGCGACAAGGTCGCCTACGTGGCCGAGGTGGACGAGGCAGCGTCGAAGGTGCTCGCCGTCCGGTACCCGCACGCGCCGAACATCGTCGACATCACCACGTACGACTGGGCGCAGCTCGTCGGAGAGGTGGACATCATCACGGCGGGGTTCCCCTGCCAGAACCTGAGCAATGCCGGCCGACGAGAGGGAATCAACGGTGACCGGTCAGGGATCTACCGGAACGTCGTGGAAGCAGTTCGCGTCCTTCGACCGCGACTCGTCTTCCTGGAAAACGTCTCGGCCATCCGGTCGCGCGGGCTCTGGGAAGTCGTCGCCGACCTGGCCGAGATCGGGTATGACGTCCGGTGGACGTGCCTACGAGCTTCCGACGTGGGAGCCGCCCACCACCGAGACCGGTGGTTCGCCGTCGCGGTACCTGCCGACGCCGAAAGCGTCTGACGGGCCGACACGAACACGGCCGACGCTGACGGATGCCATCCGGCACCTGCTCCCCACCCCTACTGCCTCGGACGGAACCGGGGGCGCGGGTACGAGCCCGAACCGCAAGGGTGGGATGAACCTCCGCACCGCCGTTACGACCCTCCCGTCAGTGGAGGAGGCCGAGCTCGTCCAGGACTGGGCGGACTTCGAGCCCGCCATCCGACGGCAGGAAGCTCTCTCCGGGCGGCCCGCACCACTCCCGACGGAGACCGGCCCCCGGGGCGGACGACGCCTCACCTCCCGCTTCGCCGAGTGGCTGATGTGGCTGCCCGACGGGTGGGTCACCGACGTCCCGGATCTCGTCCCAGCGGGCCGCGACCCACGAGCGAAGCAGCTTCACATCATCGGCAACGGCGTGGTGCCTGCTCAGGCATACGCCGCCTTCAAGCACCTGCTCGAACTCGACGCACACGAGGAGAACTGACATGGCCAAGACCCGGCTCACCGACTTCACGGGGGCGGAGATCCGCCCCGGCAAGACCATCGTCTACGCCACGCGCCGCGGGAACCGGGTGCGGCAGACGGAGGCGACCGTCCTGGAGACCATGAGCGACAAGCGGGCGGGCCGAGTGGTGCCGCGCCTGAAGGTTCAGCCGACCGGCCGTGACTCGGGCTTCTCGGCCCGCTCTACGCTCGCCCCGCAGTATGTCAGCGCCGAACACGTGGTGGTCATCGGCGACGCCGACACCACCGCCTGACGCACACCACCCCGGCCCCCGCGCACCGACGACGCGGGGGCCTTCGCACGCATGGAGGAGAGAGCATGGGAGAGCAGACGTTCAAGGTGGGGGACCGCGTGAAGGCGTTGGGCGGTGTTGAGGGGGTCATCTCGTACGGCCCGGTCATCAGCACGTTCGGCACGAAGACGATGTACGCCGTGACGAGCGAGGCGGACCGCGAGCGGCTGTACAGGGACAGCGACCTCGCCCCGATCCCCGCCTTCAAGGTGGGCGACACGGTCACCGCCTATGGCACCCCGTCCGTCATCGTGGGCGGCCCGTACGACGAGGCGGGGAAGCGCCCCGTGTGGGTGGTTCGCACGGAGGATGGCAAACTCTTCTTCCCGGACGAGCAGTGCGTCCGCCCCGCCCCGGCCGACGAGCCCGCCCTCGTCCCCGTCGGCACGCGAGTCCGGGTGGACCGGGCGAGGTACGCGGAGGCGAGTCACGGCCGGACGGGGGTCGTTACGAGCAACACGGAGACATGGGAGCCCTACGAGGGCGGGCCCCACCCCTACGAAGTCGACCTGGACGACGGCGGCACGTTCTACGCCGCCGAAGTCACCCCCATCGACGACAAGCCGGCTGCCGGCTTCGAGTACAACGGCGTCGTCTACGAGTACGGTGCGCTGTACCAGGACCGAGATGGGGACCTCTTCCGGTTCCGGCCTGAGATCTCCGACGACGGCACCGGCACCCCACAGGGGCAGTTGGCGTACGGGACCGAGGACGACGGCTGCCCGTGGCACTGGAGCCTCGCCGAAACGGTCAGCGGCTACGGCCCTCTCACCAAGAAGTAGCAACATCCCAGCCCCCGGCGCCCACGTGGCCCGGGGGCTTTGGGCGTAGGAGCAAGTCCTACTACAAGGAGAGCGCATGACCGTCGAACAGCTCATGCACGCGCTGAACGCACTGCCGCTGGAGGCTCGACACCACCACGTGTCAGCCGTGGACCCCGACACCGCTGACTCCTTCGACGTCGAGCGCGCGGAGCACCGGGCCGACGAGCAGACAGTCTGGCTGTCTCTCGGCCTTCTCTGACCACGAACACCAACCCCGAGGAGAACTCATGGCATCCGCCACGTACGAGACCACCACGCGCACCATCGAGGAGACGACCGTCGTGCTCCGGCTGACGGAGGGCGAGGCGAGCAGCCTGAAGGGCGTGCTCGACGCGCTCGACTACACCGGCACCCTGACGAGTCTCCGCGATGCGCTGACGAACCCCCGCCCGACGGTCGCCGCCACCGCCTCCGACACCGTCGAGTACGACGGCAAGACGTACGAGCTGAGCGCGAAGTACCGCGATGTCGACGGCGACACGTGGGAATTCCGGCGCGACGCGGAGGACGGCCAGGTCGAAGGGCGACTGGTAGGCCAGCACTACTGGTACCCCCACAACACCCCGGGGCACATCGAAAACGACTTCGGCCCCCTCGACCGCCTGTGACCCTCACCATCTCCACCACGGCGCCAGCCCTCGGGGACATCCGCTCCCTCGGCAGGGGCGACGCCGTGGTGGTGCACAGGGCGGCCACTGAGCGGCGGGACTGGGCTCGGTACTGGGAGGCCGTGGGCGTGGCAGTGAGCAGGGGAGCGGTGTTGAGGATGGAGGAGAGCTGATGAGCATCTTCGATGGCGAGCTGTACCGCTTGAGCGTGCGGTTCGTGAACTCGGACGGCAACACCGTGCGCGTGTCCGAACACTTCACCTACGACGCTGACGAAGTACCGGACATGGTCACGATCCTGGCAGCTCGTCCCAACGTGGCGGCTGTGGCGGTGCACAGGCTGGAGTACGTCGAGACGGCGGCTCGGACAGATTCCGGGCTGACGTACGGCGACGTGTCGGACTGGGAGGAGTGGTGACCCACGAGCCCAACACCCGCGTCGTCCGCGCCCTGCCTGACACCGAGCCCGTGGAGCGTCTGCCCCGCGCGGCGATGGCGAAGTGGCCGTGGTTGACGGAGGAGTTCTTGAACGAGCTGGAGGACGAATGAGCTACATCAACGTGCACAAAGTGAGGACCACTCAGGCCGAGGTCGGAGCCACCAACCAAGTGATGCTCCAAGGGCTGCACGAGGGCAATGAGGTGGCCAGTTCACGCGAGGGGGAGGAGCTGTCGATGGCGGCAACGATCCTCGACCTGTTGCGCGAGCTGGACAACGGCGAAGCGCTCGTGATCACCGTCGACATTTTCTGAGGGGGACGGATGAGCTGGAGACGCCGTACAAACCCGGAGCCGGTGCGGGGACTGCCGCTCGACGGACCCGAGTTGAGGATCAACGGCGGCACCCAAGTACTTCACGCCTCGTCGTGGCTCGCCTGGCGTGGGTACCGCTGCATCGAGGGGATGAACGGAATTGCCTTCAGCCGTGGTGGCGGTCCCGCGTACCTCGCGACGTGGGGCGACACGCTGGTGGATCTCGGCGGTGCGGTAGTGGTGAAGGGGCGGTCGAGTGGCGAACCCGAGTAAGCAGAAGGGCACCGCCTGGGAGTCCGCCCTCGTCGCCTACCTCCGCGAGTACCACGACCCCGCCACGCACCGCAACGTGCAGATGGGGCGCCTCGACATCGGGGACCTCTCCGGCTACTACCTCCACGCCCTGGAGGCGAAGGCCGAAAAGACCATCACGCTCGCCTCGTACATCGCCCAGGCGAACCGCGAGGCGATCAACGCCGGCCAGCCCTTCGGCTGTGCGGTCGTCAAGCGCCGCATGAAGGGCACGGCCGACGGCTACGTGGTGCGCGATGTGCGGACGGACGTCCGGCTGATGAACCGCTTCCGCGATGCGGAGCGCTTGCTCCAGCACCACGCGCCCGCCGAAGTGTGGGAAGCGCACGACGAGAAGCACCGCTAGTCGACCAACGGAGGCACCGTGAAGCAGGCAGTGATTCAGTTCTCCGGGTACCTCACCGTCTACCCGGACGGCGACGAGTACGAGGGCGGAGAGATGACGATAGAAGATGCCCACGGCTGGGTGGAGCACGCCATGTCGCGGGGTGACAAGCACGCCGGGAACTTCCTGACGTCAGCGAGCGCGGAGAGCGTCGAGTACGAGGACTGCGACGAGGACGCGTAGATCCGGCAACAACACACGCACAGGGGCCGTCCTTCGGGGCGGCCCCTTCGCCATGCACTGAGAGGAGAGATTGTGCGACTGTCGGAGATCCTGTCCCGCCTCGACGGGGTCACGGAGGACCACGACGGGCACATCACACTGTGCCCCGCGCACGCGGACCGGCGCCACCCGAGCCTGAAGCTCACCCTGAAGGAGGACGGACGCCTCCTCGTCGTCTGCCGAGCGGGCTGCGAGACGAAGGACATCCTTCGGAAGCTGCGACTGAACCCCGGCGACCTCTTCAACGTCGACGGCCAGGGCGCGCGCACCATCAGCGCCAGGGCGCCCGAGACCGTCGGCCCCGGAGAGATCGCCGGGCTGCGGATGTTCGTGGACGAGACGGCGGGGAGGCTCCAGCTCCCGGGCGCCGCTGAGGAAGCGCGAGCCTACGCTCTCCGTCGCTTCGGCCTGACGCCGGAGCAGGCGGAGGACCTGGGCGTCGGCTACTCCCCGGCCAGTGACCGCCCTCAGCCGTGGCTCAGCCGTGGCTTCACCCGGTACCCGCGGCTGACCGTGCCCCTCGCGGGCTTCGACGGTGTGGTGCGCGGCCTCCAGGGACGTGACCTGTCCGGCAAGTGCCCCGCTCGGTGGGTCTCCCTGGCCAACACGGAGGGCCGCACGTGGGCCAAGTACGGCGTCCTGCGCTCCGGCGCCGGGTACGACACCGTCCTCATCTGCGAGGGCCCAGGAGACGCCCTGACGGCGTGCGGCGCGGGTTATGACGCCGTGGCGGTACGAGGCGCCGGGCTCGCCAGGAACGCCGCTCTCGTGGCCGAACTGGCGGCCGGCCTCGCGGGCTCCGACGTCGTGGTGGCCGGTGATCAAGACCGTGCGGGAGCGCGGTTCACCGACTCCCTGGCGCTCGCGCTGACGAGGGCGGGTGTCATGGTGCGCCGCCTGGAGATTCCGCACGAGGGCGACGACCTGACCGATTGGCGCGCGCGGGACGTGGAGGGGTTCCCTGCGGCGCTGCATCGAGCCGTGAGGGAGGCGGGAGTGGTGGGCGTCGAGAAGAAGGAGAGCGTCGAGACGAAGCCCGCCCCCGCAGAGGACGGACTCCTTGTCCCCGCCGACCGGCGCGAGGCGTTCGACGGGACCGACGTCGGCGTGGCAGTCCGCCTCCGCGACTACATGGCTCGTGAGGGCGGGGGAGTGCGGTACGCGAGCGGCCTCGGATTCCTCGTCTGGGATGGCACGGTGTGGGTCCCGGGTGGGGACGAGGTGCGCACGGCGCTGCTCCGCATGGGCGCTGAACTGATCTCGTCCGGTGACGACGGCGCTCGGAAGCTGGCGCTGAAGGCGCTGACGAACCGGAGCATCGAGGACGTCATCAAGATCCTGCCCTCGGTGCCCGGAGTCCCGGCCAAAGCGGCCGACTTCGATGCCGACGAGCACCTTCTCAGCGTGGCCAACGGGACCGTCGACCTGCGTACCGGGTCGCTGCGCGAGCATGACCCGCGCGACATGATCACGCGGCGCCTCGACGTCGCGTACCGCCCGGGTGCGGAGGCGAAGCGGTGGGAGCAGTTCCTCGTGGAGGTGTTCCCGAACCACCCGGAGCTGCCCGCGTACATGAGGCGGCTAGTCGGCTACGGCATCACGGGGTCGACGGCGGAGGAGTGCTTCGTCTTCCTCCACGGGGACGGCAAGAACGGGAAGAGCAAGTTCCTCGGGGCGCTCATCGACACCTTCGGGGGCGTCACGAAGAGCACGGAGTTCTCCACCTTCGAGAGCCGGGTCAGCGTTGGCCAGGCATCCCCGGAGGTGGCGGCCCTACGCGGCGCGCGCCTCGTAACGGCGAGCGAGACGGAGAAGTACAGCCGGCTCGCCGAAGGGCTGATCAAGCAGCTCACGGGCGGCGACCCGGTGACGTGCCGGGCGCTCTACGGGGCGCCGTTCACGTACGTGCCGTCCTTCCTCCTCATGGTGGCGGGGAACTACAAGCCCGCCATCTTGAGCCAGGACTACGGCATCTGGAGGCGCGTCAAGCTCGTCCCCTTCGAGGCGTCGTTCAAGGGCGCGAAGGCGGACCTGACGTTGGCCGCTCAGCTCCGGGCGGAGCGGGAGGGCATCCTCGCATGGGCCGTCCGAGGGGCCCAGGAGTGGTACGCGAGCGGCCTCGGGGAGCCGGACACCGTCGCCACCGCCACGCAGGACTACCGGGAGTCGGAGGACCGCCTCGCGGAGTTCCTGAACGCCCGGTGCGTGCGCGAGGACGGCGCCCGAGTGGCGCCCATGGCGATCCGTCGGGCGTACGCGGAGTGGGCCGAGGACGCCGGCCTGAGCCGGAAGGAAGTGCTCAGCGGATGGGCCCTCGGCGTCGAGCTGGAGTCGCGGGGGTTCGTGAAGGACAAGCGCGGGAGCCGCTGGGGGTTCAACGGGTTGCGGCTCAAGAGCGACGAGGAGATCCAGGCGGACAACGCCGCAGAACAGGCGGCCGACGAGCGGGACGGCAGCACGGACATCTTCGGGCAGGAGAGGGCGGCGGCGTGAGCGAGGAATGGCGCGAGATACCGGGGTGGCCTCGCTATTTCGTAAGCGACCAGGGCCGAGTACTGGGGCGGCGCGGCAAGATCTTGCGACCCTCGTCAAACTACCGAAACGGGTACCAGTACGTGGGGTTGGCTAGGGCGGACGGCACGGGTGGGACTAAGTCCTTCAACGTTCACCGGTTGGTGCTGGAGGCATTCGACCGCCCGTCTCGGGTTGGCGAGCAGTGTAGGCACCTGAACGGCGACCCTTCGGACAACCGGTTGCTCAACCTGCGCTGGGGGTCGCCCGGAGAGAACGCAGCCGATCGTATCCGGCACGGAACCGTGTCCCATCACCACGGCGGGCAAGCCAAACTCACGTCCCGGCAGGTCGCAGAGATACGGGCTGCGGACATGTCCGCCCGAGGCACACAAGCCCGGCTAGCGCGAGTCTTTGGTGTCACACCCACAACGATCCGCAACGCCTACTCTGGGAGGCTTTACAAGGATGCGTGAGTTCACATTTTCTCTGCTCGGGCGGCGGTTTCCGGTACACGTCCCAGAGCGCCCGGAGGACCTGGGGACCTTCGTGGAGTGGGCTGGGCGACAGACCGGCTCCGTAGCCGTCGACTCGGAGTCGCATGGGCTCGACATCCTCTCAGGTGACCCGGAGTACATCCGTCTCGTACAGTTCGGGAACGAGGACGAGGCGTGGAACATCCCGACAGAGCTGGGGGAGCCCTTCAAGGAAGCCGCCCGCACGGCTCTGGGGATGCTTCCCCGCCTGGTCGGTCACAACTTCCACGGCTTTGACGCCCCCGCCCTACACGCGCACCTCGGCCTCTCGTACGACGAGCTGTGCCGCAAGGCGACGGACACCATGCTCCTGTCCAAGCTCGTGGACCCGCGGCAGGTACAGGAAGGCGGCATCGGATCGTCCCTGAAGCCGCTCTCAGACCACTACATCGACCCCACGGCGGCGGACACGCAAGGGGATCTCACGAGCGTCTTCCGTTCGCTCGGGCTGACGAAGGCTGTCGGGTTCTCCTGTATCGACCTGTGGCACCCGATCTACCAGAGCTATGCGGGAGGGGACGTCATCCTCACTGCCCGTCTCCTCCCGAAGCTGGAGGCGGAACTCCGTCGCTTCGGCGTCCCCCAGCAGCTCGTCGACTACGAGCACGAAGTGGCCCGCATCTGCGGCCACATGCAGATCCGTGGCCTCCTCCTCGACGCCGACTACACCCGCCGCCTCTCCGCCGAGCTGCGTGAGGAGGAAGAGACCAACACCGCCATCGTCAAGTCATACGGCGTGGAGAAGCTGGGGTCGCCGGCGCAGATCGCCGAGGCGCTGATCGGGATGGGCGAGATACTGACGGAGCGCACGGCGGGCGGGGCTGTGAAGGCCGACAAGAGCGTGTTGTCCGCGCTCGCCGACATGGACCTCTACGGCAACCGTCTGCACGTCCGCGTCCCGAACCCGCTCGCCGTGGCCGTCATCAAGGCGAAGCGGGCGGGGAAGTGGAGGACTGCCTACGCGGACAACTTCCTCTCGACAGTGGACCGCTCGGGCCGAATCCACCCGGGCATCCGGACCATGCAGGCGCGGACGGGGCGCATGAGCGTCACGAACCCGGCGGTGCAGACGCTTCCCTCGGGGGACTGGAAGATCAGGCGTGCGTTCCTCGCGGAGCCGGGGGAGCGCATCCTTTCTGTGGACTTCCAGGCTGTCGAGCTACGTGTACTGGCGGCCCTGGCCGACGTCAAGAGGATGAAGGAGGCGATCCGCGCAGGACGGGACCTCCACAGCTTCACCGCGGAACTCGTCTTCGGCCCCGACTTCACGCCGAAGCATCGCAAGATCTCCAAAGCGATCGGCTTCGGTGTCGTCTACGGGGGAGGAGCGACCACGATTCAGCGTCAGACAGGAGCCCCAATGGAGGAGGTGAAGCGGGCGGTGGCCGCGTACCACCGCGTGTACCCGGAGGTACGCCGAGCCGCCAACCGATGGCAGCGTGAGGCGTTCGCAAACGGCATGGTGTTGACGAGCGTTACGGGGCGGCGGCTTCCGTTGGACCGGGACCGCACGTACGCAGCCACGAACTACATGTGCCAGAGCACCGCCCGTGACTGCCTCGGTCAGTCGCTCGTGAACATGGACGCTCGGGGGCTGACGCAGTACCTCCGCCTCTGCGTGCACGACGAAGTCATTGCCTCCGTGCCGGCGGCCGAGGCGGAGGAGTTGAGCAGGGAGGTTGCGGACTGCATGACGTTCGACTTGTTCGGTGTCCCGATCGAGTCTGACCCGGAACTGGGCGGACGGTCGTGGGGGAGCTTGTATGGCGCGGATGTCTGACGGGCGAAAGGTCTGTGCGTGGTGCTCTGCTCCCCCGCAGAGAAGCGGTAAGTGCCGGGCACGGCTTGCAGAAGCAGCAACAGAGCCATTCACACTCTACGAGTTGTACCGACAGTGGGAGGAGGACGGAATGTACGGGTGCGTGTACTGCGGGGGGCCGTACGAACACATCGACCACGTGACGCCGCTGTCGCGGGGAGGCGAGCACAGCATCGACAACCTTGTCCCCGCGTGCGGCGAGTGCAACCTTCAAAAGAGCGACGCGGACCCACTTTCATGGCTGCGGGCTCTGCTGGGCGGTACTGCATGAGTACCACGCGGGTCCTCTTCGTCCCCAGAGCGATCAAACTCAACCGCCCTGTGGCGCAAAGGCGACCCCGTTCGGCCCGTCAGGTACCGCGTCTGATCCATGTCCTGCCTCCTCGCCGTGGCCAGGAACCGCCCTCCGGACCCTCCCGCCGTGACGTTCTGCGACGGTGGGAGGAGCTGGAATGGTGGTCCTGCGTCTACTGTGACCGCTCATTCGGGCAAAGGGTTGCACTAGAGATCGACCATATTCGTCCGCTGGCGAGCGGTGGCCTTCACGAGTGGTCGAATCTGGCGCCCTCCTGCGCCCGTTGTAACCGAGCGAAAGCGGATACCGACGTAGCGGCGTGGCTCGCGTCCTCGCTGGTGACAGCCTTGTGACACATCGCGTTCCGCTACCGGGCAACTACGCACTGGCGCCACGACACATGCTCGCGAGCCCTTCATGGGACCTTCACAAGGTTACAGTTCGGTAACGCGATCTAAGGCCACAGATGTTAGGGCGGCGGACATAACCGCAGGTGAACTGAGTGACTGACGAGTAGTCATACAAACGCCACTTCGCCTACATCGGGCATCCAGTCCCAAATCCCCCAGTCACACCGCGCGTTTCGCGACGCACGGCAATTGCCGGAGGCCCCCGCGTGACCTACCTTTCAGATCCGAGCACGACCGAGCAACGCTTGTCGGACCTCGTCACCGCCCTTCAAGAAGCGGTCGATGAGGTGCGTCAGATGGTCGTCGCATACTCCGACGCAGTACACATGCCGGGCCTCGGGCCCGAGCAGGACCCCGACGGCACCGGGCGCAAGGCAACCACCGGACCGTCGAGACCGACAGAGCGGACGGCGCTGGACGAGCGTCGCCAGGCCCTCCGGGACGAACTCAACAAAGGCGTTTCCCAACTGCCCTACGCGATAGCGGTAGTTCGTGGCGTCGCAGCATCCATGGACCGAGCCCTCGCGCATTGGGAGGGAGAGGTCCCGGCTATCTCGGGGGATGGTCAGCATGATTCTGATTACCGGGCCGCAGACCACGGCCCACGAGCGTGAGGACCTAGCCGAGGCCGCCGGCTTGCTGGGTGCCTACGCGGTGACGAGTCCCGACGTCATGTGGGCCGAGGTCACGGCGGTGTACTACCTCGACGGCTGCGACGGCTGCTCGCGCGCGACGGCCGACCTGGCGGTGGCTAGGGCGCTTGGCCTGGAGCCCGTCCCCGTGGCATGACCGAGGAGCGTGCAACGTTTGACGCTCCTCCACCAAGACAGTGTGCGGCGGGCCTGATGGCCCGTGGCGAGGCCCGCCGCTCTCTTGGTCGACGTGTGACTCAGGTCACACCATAGCGCCGGAACATTCCGCGCTGACTGCACCACAACCCCAGCACAAGCGCTAACAACTCACGGAGGCTCCCATGTCTATCGTCGTCACCCCCGCCACGGTCCGGTCCGCTCAGGGCGGCGACTCCGACGCTACGTGGGACGTGGTACAGGCGCTTGACCCCGTCATCCGGGCCGCCATCCGTACTGCGGACAGGTCGGGGACGGCGTCCGCGTCGGACCGGGAGGACGCCCTCCAGGATGCCCGAGCGGCGGTGCTGACGGCGCTTCGGTCGTACGACTCCGAGGTGGGTGCGAGCCTCATCACTTACATGACGCCGATCATTGTGGAGGCCGTGGCGAACGAGCTGACGCGAGGACGGTGCTCGGTGACGCGGGACCCGAAGGTGGTTCGGACCGTCCGCCACGCCCTGGCCGTCGCGGACGGAGACGTTGAGCAGGCATGGGCCGCTCTCGAAGGACGTAAGACCGTGAGTCGTGCGCGCTTCCTCGCCGTTCTGGAGTCGGAGCGTGAGCCTCTGACGTGGGACGCCCCCGCCGGGGGTGACGGCGAATCCATCACGCTCCAGGAAGCCGTGCCCGCCCCGGAGCCCGACACCGACATGGAGCGTCGCGACTACGCCCGCTGGCTGCTCACGCAGATCGCCCCCCGTCAGTCCTTCGCGCTTCGCGCCTTCTACGGCGTGCAGATGACGCAGCGACACGACACCGAAGCCAGTTTCGAGATGGGCGTCACGCCTGCGCGCCTGCGCCGCCTTCGCTTCGACGGCTGCGAGTCCGCCCGCCGTGTCGCAGCCCAGTACAGCACCCTCTCCGACCTCGCTGCCTGAGTAGCGCGAGTCCTTCACGAAAGGCTCACCGATCATGAACCGCCTCCCCTCCCTCGACACCTACGACCTCCAAGGCATCGCCACCGACGAGGCCGCCCTCTGGGGCGACGACGTCCGGTACGCGGTAGAAGACCACCTCGACGCCGAGACCCTGCGCCTGATCGCCGACCTGCGCTGACCCGTTCCGCTAGTCGACTAACGGACCTACAGAGGAGAGAACGAATGAACGCCGAAAAAGTAACCATCACCTGCCTGTACAACATCGACGACCGGGCCCGCGTGCTCGTGTTGGGGGCGGAGGTGGCCTTCGAGATCGAGAGCCGCGACGCCGTGGTTAGCGTCGTCGCCACCCCCGATACCGCCCGCGAGTTCGCCCAGGGCATCCTGCGCCTGGCCGACGAGGCGGAGCCAGCGGGAGACAAGGAGGCCCCGGCCCCGACGCTGCTTCCGAAGGTGGGGGATCGGCTCCGGGTGACGCGGGATCAGCCTCTGAGCTGCCCGGTTACGGCGGGCACCATCGTCACGGTCGTCGAGACCGACTACGAAGAACCGAGCGGCGAGCTTTACGTGCGCGCCTACCTGCGCGATGGCGACAGCTTCGCGTGGTTCCTGCCCCTCGACGCCGTCGAGCCGGCCGACGAGCCTCCCACGCCCTCCGACACCCCTCGCACCCGCGCCGACTACGCCCGCGAGGCGGTCCTCATCCTCGGCCCCGGAGCCCCTGGTGTGCTGGAGCTGGCGCAGTGGCTCGCGGAGGAGGAGCGTCAAACGTTTGACGCTCCTCACCGTTAGGGGTTGTGGTGGCCACGCCTCGTGTGTCATAGTCGGTGCAGCGCGAAGGACTAGCGCAAGTCGGGGCGCCTCACTCGGAGGCGCCCCAGGGGAGGGTAAAGCATGATCAGCAACCAATTCGGTGACCAGGAAGCGCCGTCGGGGTTCGAACTCCCCAAGGCTGCCGTTGATCTTCTCAACACTGCTGCCCTGTCCCGCTGGGTGACGGGGTGGCGGTGGGAGGCGGACAGCGACAACAGTCCGTTCGTAAGCATCCACATCGCCGACAAGGAGACCGGAGAGTACTTCCGGTACGTGTGGCACTCCCGAGACACGGGCACGCTCCGCCTCTTTTCGAAGCTCCACCAGGAGTCCCGCGGTCGGCAGTGGGAGGAAGGACCGAGCGTCAAGGCCGCCGTATTCCGGATGCGCGAGGTGGCGGCACAGCGCAGCTAGCCGAAACGCCCTCCGGGGCGTCCGCGGGAACTGGCCTACCCGCGCTGATGAGGCAGGCCGCAGGAGGAGACATGAAGAAGCTGAGGGCGAAGCGGATCGGTGCCGGGTACTACGAGGTGTCCACGTCGCTCGGGGCTTTCCGTGTCGAGAACACTCCGGCGCCGAAGGGGTCGGGATACGGCTCGGGCCCGAACTGGCTGATCATCAGCCCCGGAGAAGAAGTGGCGGACGCGTCCAAGCCCACGAAGCGCGAGGCGATGGAGTACACCCGCGCCCTGCTCGACGAGCACGAGGAGACTGACAAGTGAGCGCACGCAAGGCGACATGGTTCGCAACGTGGCGACGGATGAAGACCCAGATGGTTCCCGGAGGGGAGCATCGCGTAACCGTCTTCCTGACCGTGGACGCGCCGGAGGCGCAGGCGGGACGCCCCATCGAAGTGACGCTCTCCGCCGACATGGCGCGCCACCTTGCCGACCGGCTGTACCGCAACGCGGACGAGGCCGACGAGCACAACGCGCGTCGGAAGTAGTACCCCGCCCCGCCTAGGCATCGCCCACTCACCCGGTACCCCCAGTGCCGACGGGCGCGCGGTTCGAATCCGCGGCGGGGCACTCGAAGACCCATCGCAGAGGAGAAAACATGACTGCCGAGTTGATGAAGCGCACGTTCCTTCGCACCCACCGCTTCGGTGTGACGAGGCAACTGGACGAGAAGCGTTCGCGTGGGGCGGCGCGCAACAGCCGCAGCCCCCAGGGACGAGAGCTGCTTGCGTCGAACATGGTCTACCGCAAGCGCCTTACGAAGTAGCCGACACAGCCCCGGGACGGTTCAGCCGTAGGAGCGTCATAGCTCGCCCGGGGTGCGCAAGGCATTCACGCTCATCGCACACGGAGGACACCATGGATTACCGCGAGGTCTACCGCCTGACGCGCATGACGACCACCGGCCCCGCCATCCGGGACTTTCACCCCTCCGAAGAGGCCATCGCACGGTCGCTCTTCGAGGAGGAGGCGGCGGCCCTGGAGCCGGGGGAGGGGATCACCCTGGAGCGCGTCTCCATGGTGATCCTCGGCCTCCAGTACCGGGGCACGTAGCCGTGTACCGCGTGACGACCGAGGGCGGCGCCCACGGGACCGTCACGGACCTCGGCCGGCGTCGGCTGCTGCGGGTCGCAGAGCGGGCAGGGGCGACGCTCACGAGGGTGCCGCGTGGTGTAGTGATCGCTTTGCCCGGAGGGCAGTTGATCGCCGTCCTCCGCTAGTCGACTAGCGCGACTCGGGTTAGGGGGTTGTGGTGGCCACGCCTCGTGTGTCATAGTCGGTGCAGCGCGAAGGACTAGCGCAGTGAAGAAGGGAACTGAAATGGTAAGCACCCTCGGCACCGGCGAGCGCACGATCTACGCCGACGACGACCAGGGCATGGAGTGGGCGCGGACGATCACGGGCGAGCGGTACCTCTTCGAGGTGACGCACCCGTACGCCGGTGGACTCGGACGTCTCGTGGTCCGCCGGTGGGTCGAGTGGTCCCAGGTGTGGGACACGGTTCGCGTCAGTTACTTCTAGCCGAAACGCCCTTCGGGGCGACCAACGAGGCCCCCTGCCACCAGCAATGACAGGGGGCCTCCCCCCGCACACCAACACACGCTCACCACTCACGAACCGAGGACTCATGAGACCGCTCCTCCGCCGCCTGGACCCCATCCTCATCCAGGCCGTCATCGCCGCTGCTCTCTCCTTCGCCCACATCCACGACATCGCGGAGGCGGCCGGGCAGGGAGGGTGGAAGGCGTGGGCGTACCCGATCTCCGTCGACCTCCTCATGGTGATGGCCTGGCGACGCATCCGGACGCCCGACGCCAAGCACGGCGGTGCCTGGGTCTGGTTCATCGTCTCGCTGACGGCGTCGCTGGGTGCCAACATCGCCACCGCAGGTGTGCTCGACATGGCGCACCTGCCCGTCGCCCTGCGCGTCCTCGTCGCCGGGTGGCCAGCGCTCGCGTTCCTCGGCGGGTCGCTCCTCGTGCACAGCGAGGTGAAGAAGCCGGAGGAGGGGGACGTCGAGACGGCCGACGAGGAGGTGGTTCTCGACCCGCCCATGGTCGAGGTCGAACAGGTCCCCGCCCCGCCGAAGCCCGTCCTCGTCACCTACGCCGAGGCGGCCCGCGCGCTCGACGTCGCACCCGAGACCGTACGGGGGGCGGCCAACGGCGCCAACCCCCGCCTGACGAAGTACAGCACTGGTCCCCGCGATGTCCGCGTGGACCTGACCGAGGCCCGTAAGGTGCTGGGCAAGCGCCCTGCGGGCGTCTAAGCACCACCACCGAAGCCCCTGCCGGGATCACCTGGCAGGGGCTTCTTTGCGTTCAGCGGCCGACGAGCGGGGGCTACGCCCACGCCTCCCGTGCGTCCTTCCAGAGGGCGTCCACGTGTCCTGCGAAGCGGTCGAAGAGGCCGTCCGGCCCGCGCCGTCGGAGGTGGAGTGTGGGGGACTCGTGGCCGAGAAGCGACGACAGGTGAGGCGTCACCAGCATTTCCCCGTCGAATCGGAAAACCGACAGGGCGATGTGACGATCGCTGATCCGTGTCTCCAGGCCGGCCGGGGGATCGTCGCCCCGGAGGCGCGTCAGGGCGTCCATCGTGATGCTGATGCGCGTCGTGAGGGTGAGCGGCACCCCCTCGACGGCCTCGCGCTGTGCGGTCACAGGGGAGTCGACATCCCCGACGAGGAACCGAACGGCGCACCCCGCTTCCAGCTTCGCGCGGAACTTGTCCGCGATCCTTGGGTGCTCCTGCCAGATGAAGTAGTTGGTGTATCCGGCGAACTCGATGCGGGTAGAGGCCGAGTCGATCAGGCCGGACCACACCGACGTAGGGCAGGCGGCTCGGTACGGGTAAGTCGCCACGATCTCTCGGTCAGGGCCAGTCTTGACCACCTGTCGGACCGCGTGGGGCCATAGCACGTTCTCGTCCACCCCCAAGAGGCTGGCAACATCCGCGCGCGTGCGAGCGTGCGGGATTCTGGCACCGTCATTGAGCCATCGCTCGACGGTCTTGGTTGCGACTCCGATGCTACGCGCCAGTTGTCCGGGTCTGACTCCGGCGCCTGACATAGCGTCACGAAGGGCAGTATTCAAGAGGACCCCCGGGGACGTTTGGGACGGTCTGAGGTGTGCTCAATTACTGTCCCACACGTCCTTGACACTGGGCGTGACTATCTGCGGGAGTGGAGAGATTATTAGGGCATGACGCGGATCACTTCGGACGGCGCACTACGTAAGAGCCGAGACCCCTCTCTGTGCGGGTCAAGCTCTCATCCCGGAGGGCTCGAAGAGCCTTCTGCGCCGTCGCCACGGCAATGCCGAATTCCTCGGTGAGCTGCAGCACGCTCGGCACGCGCCCGCCCACTGGGTAGGTCCCGGCGGCGATACGTGCCCGGAGTAAGTCCGCCACCTGTACCCATTTAGCACGAGTGTCATCAAGATCCACTACCGCACCGTAGAGCGCGGCAGCATTCCAGGGCGATCCGTAGTGTGCTAGGGAATGCTATAGCGTACTAGGGGAGGAGAAGGTATGAGTGCCGAGCTGACGTCCTTTGTCGAGAGGCTTCCCGACACCCCCGATCGCTGCCCCGTCTGTATCGAGGAGGCGCAGAGGTGGGTGATGGCGCGGAGCCGCTACGACTACTCAGCCGCCACCGACGCCGCCGTGCGCATTCGTCGGCATCCGGACCACGAGGAGGGGCGCTGATGGGCCCGCATACGGGGGACCCTGGCTACCTCACAGTGCCCACTCGCCCGAGGCCGTACGTGCCCGCCTCCGGGCGTGGCGAAGAGGCGGGCGGGAAGAGTGCCGGGGAGAGTTCCGCACGTCGCTGTGGGGCCTCTGGGACCGTCTCGGCCATCGTGCGCGAGGTGATCCGCGAGTCGTGTCACCGAGGGGTCGATCCTCAGGTTCGATGCGACCTCCCGCCCCACCCGGAGGGTACCCAGCACGGCGTGGACCTCCCCGGAGTCCCGCTGCGCTACCACTGGCCCTGACGGGCCCACAGACCCGTGCGACGAGGGGGTGCTCTCCACGTCGCACGGAGGGCAGGACGGCCGCTGTCGATGTTGGCGCGGAGACCGGTCGTCCTGCCCGCTGCACCCTCCCGAGATCCACTACCCCGGTCGACGCCCCCCGTCGTGACCGGGGTAGTGCTGTTTGCGCAGGTCAGCGGACAGATGGCTTGGTTGTTCGGCATCACTTGTAAGTGTGAACTTCTCCCAGGAGGGGTTACCACTGACAAGTCCGGCTGCCATACTGTCTCCATGAGCGATGTGGAGCGACTCATCGACCTCTTCTGTCGTAAGTCGAAGGCGGTCAAGTCGCGTGCTAGCAGGGGGAAGAAGCGTGAGCTTTCTACGAGTGCCCAGGAGGCACGGGGGCGTGCGGTGGCGGCCGAGCTGGGACTGACGGTCCGCCACGTCTGGATCGAGGTCGGCAGCGCGTCGAGGTTCAGCACCCGCAAGCGTCGTGACGAGCAGGACAAGGCGCTCCAGGCGCTCGTCAACGGTGAGACAGGCGCACTGTGGGTGTACAAGCTGGACCGCTGGGACCGGCGAGGGGCCGGCGCCATCCTGGAGATCATTGAGCCCAAGGACGGAATTCCCCGGCGGCTGCTGTTCGACAACGGAGATCCCGAGAAACCTGGGATCGAGCTTGATTCTACCAATCCCCGGGACAGGGGCGAATTGATCAGGCGCGCCGAGTCGGCCCGCGAAGAGACGGACAGGCTCAGTGACCGGGTACGTGACACAAAGGGCCACCAACGGGCGACCGGCCAGTGGATTCAGGGGAGGGCCCCCTACGGGGCGAAGGTCGTCATCGTGGAAGACCCGGAAGACCCCGAGGAGGATCTTCGAATTCTCGCGCCGGACGACGCACCTGCGATCACCGGTAAGCCGAACCCCACCAAGGCGGGAGTGGCGGCTCGGATTTTTGAAGACGTGGCCGAGGGGTGGAGTCTACGAAAACTGGCGGCCCAGCTAGACGACGAAAAGATTCCCGGGCCGCGCGGTGAAGGCACACACTGGGTTCACGCGACGCTACGGAAAATGGTCCACAACCCCATCTACGCGGGGTGGCAGCCCATCACACTCACGCCGGGTGGCAAGAGCGTGCAGTTTCGCGGGGAAGACGGTAAGCCGATCCGGGTGTGGGAGGGCCTCGTCAGCGACGAACTACAAGCACGTGCCGTCGCCAAGCTCGTGTCGGTAGAGCCCGACGAAAAGACCCAACGGCTTCTGACGGCGGGGGCATCGGGAGGGAAGGCCCGCCACCTCCTCACGGGGCTACTGGTCTGTGAAGCGGACGGCTCCCGGATGCCTCACCGAGGAAACGGCTACGCCTGTTGGCGGTGGGAGAACTGCCCGAAGCCGACGTTCGTGGGGACGAAACCGATCGAGACGTACGTACTCGATCGGTGGTTGACCCGCCTCTCGCAGGCCGACCCGGATGACCCCCTCCTCGAAAAGGTGGCCGCCCGGTGGGCCGCCCTAAAGCGACCCGACGAGACACGGGAGCTGCTGGAGGCCAAGGCGGCGCTGCACAGTGCACAGGAGGCCATGAAGCGGCTGGAACGGGACCGGCGCGCGGGGCTGTACGACGGACCGGCCGAGTCCCTGTACGCCCCCGCCATGCGGGAGACGATGGAGCTAGTAAGTCGGGCGTCGGCACTCGTGGCGGACGTGTCGAACGTCGGCGCTCCGGACGTGTCGTTCCTCTTCGACGAGGAGCTGTGCATGAGTGCCTGGGCGGTGGCCGATACATCCACGAGACGAGACCTCCTCCGACTGGCAGTCGACAGGATCGTAGTGGCCAAGGCGCCGTACCACGCGGCCCCGTTCCGAGGGCTTGAACGGGTGCTCATTCACTGGGTTGACGGGACGGCGGACTAGGACCCGCCGACGTCGGTGGAGGTCAGTTATCCACAGCCCGGCTGTGGATAACTCCACCGAGTAACCAATGAGGCCCTGAACCTCACCCTCCGTCCTCCCCCTCGTGCAGACCGCACGCCAAACCACCAAACTAACCCCTGTTTTCATTTCTTCTCTAACGCGTTAGAGAGAAAGTGAAATAAGGGGTTAGTTTGGCGTTTTGGCACCGAGTCTGCACGCGAGGGAGGACGAGGACCCGGTCGACGGCCCGCGAGGGTCAGTTGGCAGGGTCGACGATCCTTCAAGATCATTAAAACCAAACAGCTACACCATAACTAAGGTAGGAGGAGTTTTCGCAGCCGTCGCGACTGGCGGGCGGCTCGACTCCTCCCTGACGGCCGGCGCCGCTCCCGCTGTTCCCCCGCCCTCTCCTCCGGGGTTGAGCGCGGTAGAAGCGGCCCCGGCCGTCCCAAGCTTCCCGCCGACGATCACACCGCCCCGGCCACGAGCCGCGGAACGGTCCCTGTATCGGCGGGGGAGGACGAACCGGAGTGATGCGCACACTTGCGCGGTAGCTGGCTGGCGCAGCGCTGGTCCCGCCGTTATGCGGCGGCTCACCGGGGCAGGGGTTCGAATCCCCGCCGCGACGGTTCGTTACGCCCCTTCCCAAGCCTCTCTAGGACGCTCAAATGGGAAGGGCCATGCTTCCGTAGCTCAGAGGTCAGAGCGTCCGCCTGTCGAGCGGAGGGCCGCCGGTTCGAGTCCGGTCGGGAGCGCTGTGGTACGTGATCGTCTAAGACGTTGTTTTATTTGGTGAGTCGGCGGTGGCAGATGAGGGCTGCGGCTATGCCGACGAAGGCGAGGAAGTGTTCGGCCTTGCGCTCGTAGCGGCGGTGGAGACGACGGCAGCCGGCGAGCCAGGACACGGTTCTCTCGACGACCCAGCGGTGTCGGCCGAGCCGTTTTGAGGACTCGATGCCCTTGCGTGCGATGCGGTGGCGGATGCCGCGCTTGCGGAGCCATCGACGCAGGTGGTCGTAGTCGTAGCCCTTGTCCGCATGCAGCTTCGCCGGCCTTCGTCGCCGTGGGCCACGGCGGGAGCGGATGGGCGGGATCCCGCGCACGAGGGGTTCAAGGCCGAGGCTGTCGTGCATGTTGGCGCCCGAGATCCCCAGCGAGATGGGCAGCCCGTTCCGGTCGCAGATCAGGTGGATTTTCGATCCCGGTTTGCCGCGGTCGGTCGGATTCGGTCCGGTCAGGGGCCCCCTTTTGCGGCCCGCAGGCTGACCGAGTCGATCGCGCACCGCGACCAGTCCAGCTCACCTCGCGCTCCGAGCTCGTCAAGGATGACTCGGTGGAGTCGGGCCCAGACCCGGTCCCGGCTCCACTGGGCGAAGCGTCGGTAGACGGTGGGCCAGGCCGGCCCGAACACCGGCGGAAGCTGCCGCCACGTGCAGCCCGAGGTGGCCACGAAGATGATCGCTGCCAGACATTCACGGTCACCAGCCCGCCGTCTCCCACCGCCTTGCGGGCGTATCACCTCCTTCGACGGGACCACTCGCCGGAACAGCGTCCACAACTCCTCCGGCACCAGACGCTCCACCAGATCAGCCATGCACGGCTCAACGAGCGACTACGCCAATAGAAACGGCCTCTAAAGCCGGTCGCGCCGGAGGGCGGAGGATCGCCTCCTCGACGTACCGCAACCTTGACGCGCGGCGTCCAAGGCAGCTGGGAAGTACATTGCTCCTCGCCCTCCCCCGGGACTGGTGAGGCTAGGCAGTCTCCGGGACGTCGGGTCCTGCCTCAACAAAGACCCTGACGTGGAAGGTCGGGCACTGGCGTGCCAAGCGCTCCCGAAAAGCGTCACGGGGCAACCCGTTGGGGGTTCGACTCCCTCACCTTCCGCGCACCACCTGACGCGCGGCGCCCGAGGCAACCGGGCAACTTCCGCGCTCAGCCGGACGTGGGGCACTGCCCGCGACGTCCAACCCGAGCCCCGGTGGACCGCTGAACCGCCCGCTGACGCGGGTGACACGTCGCCGGGGCCGACGAGGGGCCGCAGGTTGCTACAGCCCGGCTGATCACCGGGCCGAAGACGGTTCAAGTCCGCTGACCCCACTCAAGCATCGTCCGAAGTCCACGCCTCGTACTCCTGGCGGACGTAGAGCCGAGGACGATCGGCCCATGCCTCGTCTACGGCTCCCAGGGGCCCCGCAGACGACCCCGCTTCGACGTCGTAAGCGAGCAGGGCTCGCGCGAACTGGCCCGCCACCTTCGCAGCGCTTGCATCAGTCGGGTAGAGCCTCGCGAAACGGTCTTGGACCGCCGCACGGCGAAGCAAGAATTCCCGACGGCGCGCGACACCCTCCAACTCGTCGGTGATCACGGCGAGCCTGTGTACCTCGGCAAACTCCTGCAAGAGGTCGTCGTCCACGGCGCCCAGTCTAGGCGAGATACGACCACCTTGGAGGCCCGATGCCGACGACCGCAGCAACCCCCGACGACCTCAACGCCGTTGCGACGAGGACGACCGCCCTGGAAGACGCAGTGAAGGCCCTGAGCGGCCCTCAGGCGTCCTCTGGGGCTTCGTTCGTCGTTCGCCCCGAGGACTACGGCGCGAAGCCCGGGAAGGACGCCACAGCGGCGTTCAGGGCCCTCATGGACGACGTGGACAAGCGGCTCACGCCCGACGCCGGAGGAGGCGTCCCCGTCGCCACGGTGACCGTGCTCCTGACGGGCATCTACACCGTGTCCGGCAGCATCATGCGGCCGAAGAGTGGACGCGCGCAGGGGCTCACGTTCCGCGGGCTCGGGAAGCGATCGTCAGAGATCGTGATGACCGGCGCGGAGCCACTGCTCGTCAACCAGGACCGCTGGATGGGTGTCCGCTTCTACGACCTCTCGTTCCGATCCACGAACGCCAAGGCGTCGTTCCTCTACAGCTCCAGCACAGGAGCGTGTCAGGACTGGGCGTTCACGAACGTTGAGTGGCGCGGGACGTGGAAGTACGGCATCGGGCTCGACGGCCCGCAGACGAGCAACACGAACTCGGAGTGGCGCTTCGACGGCTGTCACATCAACGGCGCGTACGACGTTGCGTTCCTGTGGTCGGGGATGACGCCGAGCGTCGCCCAGCAAGACCAGTTCCTCAACTTCTGGATCACCGGGTGCAAGGTGGAATACGCCTCCGGCGACGCCTTCCGCTTCGATCGCGGAGGTTTCATAACGGTCGACGGTGGCAGCTTCATCATCACGGGGCAGCGTCCCGATGGCGGCCTCAGCCGCTTCTTCAACTTCCCGGTCGCCGGCCATGCGGACTCGGTCCAGCACCTCAACGTGCGCGGCGTCCGCTTCGAGCTGCGCAACGCCAAGTCGCGCGTGATCGAGAGCCGGTGGACGGGGCAGATCGTTTTCGACGGCTGCGACGACACCGCACTCGGCTTCCAGGCGCACAGTCCCGCGCTCGTGGCGCACGACTACACGAACCCCGGGATCGTCGCCTACCGCAACTGCGACCTCGTGGGCCGGCACGCGTACCACCTGACGGCCGCACCGGCGCGCCAGGTGGTCGCCTATGAGATGTGCACGAGGAAGAACAACCGGACGGCGGCCTCGTTCCTCGTGGTCGACGGGGTGAAGGCGACGGCGAAGAGCACAACGAGCGCCCCCTTCGTTCACGTCAACGACGGAGACGGGATCAAGTAGTCGGCAGCTTCACCGTGAAGAACGGCGCTTGATCGTCGGAGGCGGCGTTGAGGAGCGACACCTCACCGCCCCTCGCTGCGACGTCGAGCACTACGGTGCCGGTCACCGACTGCCCCGGCTTGTAGGTCGTCTCCAGGTCGGGACCTCCCAGCCCTTCCAGCGTGGTCGCGTCCTGCGCGGCGTGGTCAGCATCCTGCCAGTTCATCAGGCCGTAGACGCTGATTTGAGCCGGCGCCTTGCCCACGTTCTTCAACGTGAGCGTCAGCGTGACGTACTGGCCGTGCTCCGGCTCGTTCGTGGTGTCGACCTCCGCAGGAGTCACGTACTTCGCCTTGACGGCCGTGACGCTCATCTTCGTGACGACCTTGTAGTTGCTCTCGTCGTCCAGGTCGCCGAAGTCGAAGGCCTTCGTGTCCCCGACGTTGAGCACAGGTGCCGCGGATGACGCGTCAGTCTTCGACGCTTCCGGGCTGGGCTCCTTCTCCTTCGCCGGCTTGACCGTGGCTACCGCCTTCGGCTCCTGGTCCTTACCCGAGTCCGAGGACGACGAGCATCCCGCTACCAAGGCGACGGACAAAGCAGCAGCGGCCCCCGCCGCACGCACCGCAGCACGCATGTGAACCCCCATGAGAACGGCCCCTGACGGCCCGTAGAGCGCCCATCGTAGGGCAGCACGGCAGCGGAGGTGGGCGAATGGCGTGGGAGGGCAGCACACGACGCCAGAGGCTCCCGAAGGACTGGCCCGCACGACGGCGCCGGGTACTGCGCAGGGACGGCCACAGGTGCGTCGAGCTGTACAGCGACGGACGACGGTGCACGCAGCCCGCGACCGACGTAGATCACATCGTGCCTGGTGACGACCACCGAATGGAGAACCTGCGGGCCCTGTGCTCGTGGCACCACGCACGCAAGAGTGCGCACGAGGGCGGCACAGCGGCGGCACGCACACGCGTGAGCACTGCTCGTCCTCGGCCTTCGCATCCAGCACTGGAGGACTGATGAACCGCACACCCACCGAGATCGCCCGCGTAGCGCACGAAGCCAATCGCGCGCTACAGGTGGTTACTGGAGACCCTTCCCCGTCCCCCGAGTGGGATGCGGCCCCGGAGTGGCAGCGTGCCAGTGCCGTCGACGGCGTGCGACAGGCCCTGACAGGTGCGCCCCCTGAGGAGCTGCACGAGGCGTGGTGCGCCTACAAGCGTGCCGACGGCTGGGTGTACGGCAGCGCCAAGGACGGCGAGGCCAGAACGCATCCCTGCCTCGTGGAGTACCGCGCTCTTCCTGACGATCAGCGCCAGAAGGACGCTGTGTTCCACGCTGTGGTGCGGGCCCTGACGTGAGTGGTGCCCATGTGGTGCTGGAGGAGGCGGACGACACGGGCGAGGACGGAGTCCAGGTGACGCGCGTACTCGTGGATGGTCACGACGTCGGCCGACTCGCACGAGCACCGAAGGTTGTCGTCGGCTCGACGCGCGACCGTTCGGTGACGACCGTGACGCTCGTCCTCGTGCCGAGTCGCCTGGAGATCAGGGGCGAGCACGCGGGCGGCGTTCAAGATCACTCGGCCCCCCGGGCCGGCTTCGCAGCGAAGATCAACTAGACCCGACCCCAGGCATAGACCCCCCTCGGGCCAATCTCAAGCCCGACAAGGTGCTGGGCCTCTCCCCGTGTACGGGTCTGGGGGATGTGGAGCGGCGCGTCAGGTCGGCAACGGAGAGCGCCCCGCAGGCGCCCGCACACGGCCTCCTGGCCCCCCTCGCAGCTTCGGCCGACCGCTTGAAGCGTGACCGGACAGCTTGGATCTCTCAATCAAACATGCAGGTGGGAGGCTTGAAAGTGTGACCGGCCCCCTGTACTCTGAACCCATGGACAGGACGTGCGAGCACTGCGGGGAGTCGATGCCGATCATGGCTCGCTCTCACGCGCGCACCTGCTCACCCCGGTGCCGCAAGGCACTGTCCCGCGCGAAGGCGCGCAACCCGCTCCCCGTCGAGCTGACGACCCGCGACAGGTGGGTGCGTCGCAGCGCGACGAAGGTCCCTTTGACGGCCGCCGGCATGGCAGCGTCTTCGACGGACCCGCGGACGTGGAGCAGCTACAAGGCCGCCACCACTTCGACGGCCGGCGTCGGCCTGGGCTTTGTCCTGAGCGACGAAGATGACGTCGTGTGCGTCGACCTGGACCACTGCTTGAACCCGCTCACGGGCCGTCTGGCGCCGTGGGCTGCCGCCATCGTCCGCGACGCAGGGACCTGTTACGTAGAGGTCTCACCGTCCGGCGACGGACTTCACATCTGGGGTCGCGCGACCGTCCGACAGGGACGCCGCATCCGACGCCCCGACGGCACGGCCGTGGAAATCTACGGCACGGGCCGGTACATCGCGATGACGGGACGCCGACACGGCACCGCCCCGTCGATCCTCGCGGATCTCTCCGCGCTGGTAACTCAACTGACGGCGTAGCCCCCGGCACGGGCGGCTTGGTCGCCCAAACACCGGAGGCACCTAGTGGCTCGACTTCAGGTACTCCCGCTCCCCGGAACTTCCGAGGACCCGGCACCCTTCATTCTCGTGCTGGATGAAGTCGACACGTTCGACGTCGACTTCACGCACGAGCGCCATGCGGAGCTGATGCGCAACATCAAGGACGCGAGCGGCGCCCGTCACTTCCTCGTGACCACGGGCACCGTGGATGTGATGCGCTGATGGCCGACTCCGCAACGTTCATCAACGCCGACACGGGCGAGGCGCACACGGTCACTGGTGAGCAGATCGACGCGATGCAGCGCGCCGTGGCCCGGATGTGGGAGCGGCTGTGTGCCGCGGGCCTCATGGCATCCGCAACCACTGTTGACGAGTGCCCGTCGGGTGCGCTCGACCCGGCAGACTCGCGGATCTGCTCCGACTGCTCGCGCCGGGTCGCTACGAAGCGGGGTGACTGATGGCCGGCCGAGGACCAGCGCCCAAGGACCCGGCGAAGCGCCGCAGGCGCAACGCCACGGAACCTGAACTTCTTCTCGCCTCCGACGACGAACTCCGCGGCCCCGAGCTGCCGGAGGGTGTCCTCGGCGTGGACGAGAAGACCGGCGAGGTGTACGAGTGGCACCCCATGACGCAGCTCTGGTGGAACTCCTGGCGCACCTCCGCGCAGGCTGCGCTCTTCACTGACACGGACTGGCTTTTCCTCATTGACACCGCCCTCATGCACCACACCATGTGGGCGAAGGGTCGGTGGGAGTTCGCCTCTGAAGTCCGGTTGAGAGCCGCGAAGTTCGGCGCGACGCCGGAGGACAGGGCCCGTCTGAAGATCAAGGTGGACGACCCGACGGCCTCCACCACCCGCACCCCAGTGCAGCGTCCCGACAACGTATCGGACATCAACTCCCGGAGGGCCCGCCTCACCGGATAGCCGCGGAGAGGGGGCGCCATGCCGCGCGCAGTTGTACGCGCCCCCGGACACGACCGGAACCGCTCCCTCGGGTGGCTCGCGGTGGCGTGGATGGAGCACTTCGTGGTGCACGGCCCCGGCGATGTCCAGGGCGAGCCCGTACGCCACGGCGACGAGTACACCGGGTTCGTGGTGGACTGCTACGCCGTCGATGAAGACGAGGGCAAGCTCCTCTACGACTCCGCCTTCTTCTCCCGCCCGAAGGGCTGCGACAAGAGCGGCCTTGGCGCTCGTATCGGCCTCTTCGAAGCCTTCGGCCCCGCTCGCTTCGACCGGTGGGCCGAGGGTGGCGAGATCTACCGCGATCCCTGGGGCCTCGGCTTCGAGTACGTCTACGAGCCCGGGGAGCCGATGGGGCGCCCGGTCAAGGTGCCGTACCTCCGCATCATGGCGACGGAGGAGGGTCAGACGGGCAACGTCTTCGACACCATCCACTTCAACCTGACGGATGAGACGTCGCCGCTCTCTCAAGTGCCTAACACAGACGTCGGGTTGACGCGAATCATCCTGCCGGACGGCGGAGAGATCACACCATCCACTGCGTCTTCGTCCTCGAAGGATGGCGGCAAGGAGACATGGGTCTGCTTCGATGAGACCCATCTGTACAACACGCCCGAGCTGCGGCGCATGTATTCGACGGTCACCCGTAACCTGCGCAAGCGCAAGAGGGGCGCGCAGACGTGGTACCTCGAAACGACCACGATGTTCGCCCCCGGCCAGGACTCCGTTGCCGAGCGCACTTACGAGGAGGCGGAGGCGATCCGCGACGGCCGCAAGAAGCGCGGTCGATCCCGCCTCATGTACGACCACCGCTGGGGCGAGTGCAAGAACCTCAAGAACGAGGACGAACTCCGGTCCGCCATCGAGGACGCCTACGGCGACGCGATGGAGTGGATGGACCTGGAGTCGCTGGTCGATGACTTCTACGACCTCCGCAACGACTCCGCCGACGGCCGCCGGTACTTCCTCAACTCCCGTACGGTCGCGTCCGATGCCTGGATGGACCCGGACGCCTGGGCCCTCTGCCGGCGCGAGGAGGAGCTACAGCCTGGCGACCTCGTCACCCTCGGCTTCGACGGATCGATTCGCGACGACGCGACAGCCCTCACAGCCTGCCGAGTCACCGACGGACACCTCCAGCTACTCGGATGCTGGGAGAAGCCCGAGGGTCCCGAGGGCGATGGCTGGCAGGTGGACCGCGAGGCGGTCGACGCCGCCGTGGCCCGCGCCTTCGACCGCTACGAGGTGTGCGGCTTCTACGCAGACCCGCCGCACTGGCAGGACTACGTGGACGCCTGGACGCGCGACCACGGCGACGACCTCAAGGTGAGGGCGACACAGTCGCGCCCCCTGGAGTGGTGGACGAACCGCCCCACGGCCATGGAGTCGGCCCTCGATCGCTTCATGGAGGCCGTGGACGACAAGGCCCTGTCGCACGCCGAGACCCTGGACCCGGAGCACGAATCCGAGGCCCTGCGACGTGGTGCCACGCTCACCCGCCACGTGCTGAACGCTCGTCGCCGCCCGATGGGCCGGAACCACCTCGGCATCGGCAAGGAGCACCAGAAGAGCCCAAAGAAGATCGACGCCGCCATGTCTGCGGTGCTGGCCTACGAGTGCCGTGCCGACGCCGTCGCACTCGGCATCACCAAGCGCCGAAAGCGCTCCCGCAAGCTCACCGCTTTCTGAAGGAGGTCCGTGTATGCCTGTCGCAGCCGACGAGGTGGGGTCTCCCGGGTGGTGGTTGAAGCGGTTGGGCAAGAAGCTCCTCGATGAGCGCAACGACGCCCACGATGACGAAGGTGACGTGACGCCAGGGCTCGACACCTTGAGGAAATACGCCGAGGGACGCGCACCGCTACCCACCCTGCCCGGCGTCGATCCGAAGGAGGTCGCCTCCTGGATGAAGGATGCGCGGACCAACTGGACCTCGCTCGTCCTTGACTCGCCTGTCGAGCGCTTGGGCGTAGACGGCTTCCGCTTCGGTGGTGCCGACGACCCGGACAGCAAGACCGCCGACGAGGACGCGAACCGCATCTGGCGCGAGAACGGGATGCGCGCGGACTCCGGCCTTGTGCACTACGGCGCCTTGTCCCAGCGGCGGGCCTTTGTCCTCGTTGAGAAGGGGGACGATGGTCGTCCCATTCTGACGCACGAAACTCCGCAGCAAGTAGCTGTAGAGCATGAGCCGGGCAACCATCGGCGTCTAGCGGCCGGCCTTAAGATGTGGCGGGACGACTGGACTGGCGGCACACGAGCGACTTTGTGGACCCCGGACCGAATCTACGGGTTCACATCGCGTCGCGAGAGCCCAGCCTTCGTCCTAAGCTCCGCAGCGTTGAATGAGTGGGACGCAGCAGCACTCCCGGGGGTTCGGGACTCGGATGTCGAAAACCTCCTCAAGCTGGTCCCCTTCGTTCCGTTCATCAACCGGCGCAACCGTCGGCTGAGCGGATTCGCGGAGCACGAGGACGTCATCAGCGTCCAGAACCGAATCAACCTATCGTTGATTATGCTCATCGCTGCCATGAAGTATGGCGCCTTCCGACAGCGTTGGGCCGCGGGCCTGGAGGTGGACGAGGACCCGGTAACGGGCGCCAAGATCCAGCCCTTCACGCTCGACATCAAGAAGCTGTGGACGACCGAGGACCCCGAGGTGAAGTTCGGCGAGTTCGCCGCCACCGATCTGGTCCCCTACGTGCGCGCCGTCGAAGCCGCCGTTCAGGACTTGGCAGCCATCAGCCGCACGCCGCCCCACTACCTCATCGGCGCCGTGGTGAACGTTTCCGGCGACGCCCTGAAGGCCGCGGAAACCGGCCTCGTCGCCAAGGTGAAGGACCGCCAAGCCTCGTTCGGTGAGAGCTGGGAGAGCGTCATGAGGTTGGCCTTCCGCGTCCTCGGGGACGAGGAGAAGGCGAACGCCTACGACCTCTCCACCATCTGGCGAGACCCCGAGTCCCGCACTGTCTCCGAACTCGCCGACGCTGCCGTGAAGAAGGCGAGTGCTGGCGTTCCGTGGCGGCAGCGGATGGAGGACATGGGGTACACCCCGCAGCAGATCTTTCGCATGGAGATCGACCGCGCGGCCGACGCCCTGAACGCCGCCCCGACGGAGGACCAGCAGCCCGCGTCCCTCCAGGCCACCCGCGACGCCCGGCAGCAGCGGGACCTGCGAGCCGTGATCGGACGGAGCACAGATGACCTCCCCGACGCCGCTTGACGTGCGGTACGGAGCCGCCGTCAAGGGCGTGTGGACTCCCGTCCTCGGGCGGGTGGGTCGTCTGTGGTCCGGCCTCGGCGCGTACCGCGACGCTGACGTGCGCCGCTTCCAGCGCCAGGCGCTCCCGCAGATCCTCGCGGGGGAGCGGCAGGTGTCCACCCTCACGGCGAGCTACCTGGAACAGCTCTACAAGGAGGTAGACAACCGCGCGCGACGGGTCGCCCTCGACACCGACACGGTGACGGGGGGGGCCCTGCGCGGCGTCGACCCTCGCGAGGTGTACGAGCGTCCGTTCAAAGAGGTGTGGACGGCGCTCAGCAAGGGCGAGCCGGTTGACGTCGCCGTTGACCGCGGAGCGCACCGCCTCGAAACGCTGATGAAGACGGACCTCCAACTCGCCCGGACGCATACCGTGCGGGCCGTGGCGCAGGACATGCCGAAGTTCGAGTACACCACTCGCGTCCTCCAGGGCGAATACGACTGCGCCCTCTGCATCGTCGCCTCGACACAGCGGTACCGGAAGAAAGACCTCGCGCCGATCCATCCCGGCTGTGACTGCACCGTCAAGTTGGTCACGGCCGACGAGGACCCCGGCCAGGTCGTGGACGAAGCGAAGTTGGAGCAGATCCACGACGCCGTCCGTGCCGCACTCGGCCAGGCGGACGCTGGAGGCCGCGCGGTGGATTACCGCAAGATCCTCGTAACCAACGACCACGGCGAAATCGGCCCGATCTTGGGCTTCGCCGGCCAGAACTTCACGGACCGGACTGACCTCCGCATCCCGAAGTAACCCCCGCCCGCCATGGGCAATACCACCGACTATCCCGACAGGGGAGACCTCGTCATGCCTCGACGCACTCTCGCGCGACACCGCCACCTTCTGACCTTCTCCGCACAGCCCTGGCACCTCTTCGAGGACGACCCGGGCGCCGGAAGTGGTGGCGGAGGCGGTGTCCAGCTCAACGAGCACGGATACCCGGACAACACTCCGACCGCCGAGATGTCCGCCGAACACCAGGCGGCGTACTGGAAGCACCACGCGCGCAAGCACGAGCAGCGCGCCAACGCCGCCCCCGACGCCGCCGAGCTGGAGCGTCTGCGCGCCGCCGATGAGGAGCTGAAGACCCGCAAGGCGGCGGAACTCTCCGACGTCGAGCGCGCGCAGGCCGAGAAGGACGCCGCCGAAACCGCCCGACAGACCGCCGAGCGCGAGCGTGACGAGGCCCGAGCCGAGGCCCTGCGCATCACCGTGGCGGCGGATAAGGGCCTCACTCCCGCCCAGGCCGCACGACTCCGAGGCACCACCAAGGAGGAGCTGGAGGCCGACGCGGACGCCCTGAAGGCGCTCTTCGGCACCACCACTCCGGCGCCCTCTCCCCGCTCCGGCGGCCCGCAGGGCGGCGACGTCGGGGGCACCACCACCGTCACCGCTGGCGCCGACCGGTACCGGCAGAAGTACGGCAAGCACTGACCACCACCTCGTAGGAGGAAACATGGACCTCAGCCTGAAGGTTGAGTCTTTCTCGCAGGACCGTCGTGACTGGCTGGGGTCTGCTCACGGCACCGACGCCCCGGTCTCCGTGACGCTCGACGTCTCGAAGTTCACCAAGGCGACGCACTACCCGGACGGGTACCTCAAGAGCGGCATCCCGCTCGGCAAGGTGACCGCCTCCGGTCTCTACGGCCCGTACGACGGCGCTGCCAGCGACGGCCGGGAAGGCCTCGTGGGCTTCCTCTTCACCGCCCAGGACGTGGACGCGCGACGGGTCGCTTCGACCAAGGTTGTCGGCTCCATGCTCATCCACTGCTTCATCCGTGAGGCGAAGCTCCCCGTCTCCGTGGACGCCGACGGCAAGACCGCCGTGGCCGGCCGCATCATCTTCGTCTGAGAGGTACTGACACATGCAGCTCACCACCGAGTACGCCTCTCCGGCGGAGCTGACGGGGTACGCCCGTGCTGCGCTCCGGGACCGGGAGGAGAACGCGCTCAACCTGAACCGCTGGCTCCCGAACGCCACGATCAATGACCTCACCTACCGATTCAACCGGGGCGGCGGTGGCCTCATCGAGGCGGCCGTCTACCGCGCGTACGACGCCGAGTCGGACATCGGCTCGCGGGCCGGGGCCGCACGGGTGAGCGGTGAACTTCCGCCCATCAGCCGGAAGATGCCGGTCGGCGAGTACGAGCAGATCCGCATGCGGAACGTCGACACGCAGGCGGCGGAACTCCGCGACGCGATGGAGTCCGACGCCGAGAAGCTGGTCAACGCCATTCTGGCTCGTGTTGAGCTGGCTCGCGGTGACGCGATCTTCAACGGCTCCGTCACCATCAACGAGAACAACGTCTCTGCGGGCGTCGACTTCGGCCGCAAGGCCGGGCACAGCGTCACGGCGGGTGTCTCGTGGAACCATAAGGACGGCGACGACGACTATGACGCCCCGGTGTACGACCAGCTCATGTCCTGGCTCGATGTGTACACGGACACCAACGGGGAGCTTCCGGCCGTCACGCTGATGTCGCGGAAGATCTACAATCTTCTGCGCCGGAACAAGCAGCTCCGAGAGCTTGCCTTCTCCGGCGCCTCGACGGCCCCGCCCGTGCTCACCCGTGATGGGCTGAACACGGTTCTCGGTGACTTCGACATCCCGCCCGTCGAGATCTACGACGCGAAGGTGTCGGTCGGCGGCACCGCTACCCGCGTGACGCCCGAGGACAAGATCGCATTCCTCCCGGCCCAGGGTGACGCCCTCGGGAAGACGCTGTGGGGCGTCCCGGTGGAGGCCAACGACCCTCGGTACGGGCTCCAGGGCGACGGTGCCGGCGTGGCGGTCGGCGGCTACAAGTCGGAGGACCCGCAGACCCTGTGGACCCGTGCGACGTCCATTGTCCTCCCCGTCGTCGGCGCCCCCGACCTCACTTTCGTCGCGGACGTGATCGCGTGAGTGATTCGCGCTGGGTCCGCATTAAGGACGCCAACACAGACCCGGAACGACGCACTGTCGACTTCAAGGATCTGTCGACAGTGACGGCGATCACCATTCGGCAGATCCCAGCGAACACAGGCATCGCACCCGGGTTCTACGTCGAGTTTGAGGGTGTTCGCACCCTCGGACCGTACCCGACATACGACGCCGCTGAAGATCTCGTGGCGGCGCTCATCGCCCCATACTTCCCGGATCTTCCCGCCTGAGAGGGGTGCCCGTGGCCAGACTAAAGTCCTTCGTCCACGTGACGGACGCCCACGGCGAGGCCCACGTGTTCGGCCCCGCTGACGACGTCCCGGCGTGGGCACAGGCTCTCATCACGAACCCGAAGGCATGGGCCGAGGCGCCCGAGCCGGAGGCACCTGCCCCCGCTGATGCTCCTCGCCCGGCCGCCAAGCGCGCGGCTCCGCGGAGGAAGGCGACGAGCTGATGACCCTCTTCGCCCAAGCGGAGCTGGAGGCCATGCTCGGGCGACAGGTCACCACTCCGCAGTACGAGCTAGCCCATGAGACCGCTATCGACGTCATCCGCGTGGAGGTGGGCCCGCGACTCACCGACCCCCCGCAGGACGGCGTACGGACGATCGCCCTCGCCCTCGCCGCGCGAGTCCTCACCAACCCGGGCGGCGTGCGGAGCGAGCAGGCGGGCGGATTCCTCGTCACCTACGCGGACGCGCAGACTGGCGCGGGTCTCTCCAGGGACGAGCGGCGCCGCCTTCGCCGTGCGGTGGGGCTGCCGTCGAGCGCGTCGTCTCTGGACATCGCCCCCGCGGAACAGGCGTCCCGGCCGCCGACACCGTGGCGGGCGCCCCCGGGGGGCGCAACCCCCCCCGGCACCACAAAACCCGGGT